ATTTGGCTATGATTGATTTGAAAAATTCTGTATGAAGTTTAATACAAGCATTGTGGTAGTGAACAACGAAGAACTATCACCACAGGAAGAACTCGTACAGGATATTGTTTCAATACTCCATGTGTTCTCTTGTAGGTTGTATGGGCTTCGTAAGTATAAAAAACAAATAAAGAGGGAGGAGGAAATTGCTAAAGAGTTTCAAGACGGAAATAAATCCGACAGAGGAACAAAAAGCCAAAATTCGTAAAACAATAGGAACTTGTAGATATATTTATAACTTCTATCTTGCTCATAACAAAGAACTTTACGCTAAAGATGAAAAGTTTATGACTGGTAAGAGCTTTAGTGTTTGGCTAAATAATGAGTATCTTCCACAAAATCCAGATAAGTTATGGATTAAGGAAGTCAGTTCAAAATCTGTAAAGTACTCAATTGAAAATGGCTGTATGGCATTTACCAGATTTTTTAAACATCAAAGTGGTTTTCCTAATTTCAAAAAGAAAGGTAAATCTGATGTAAAAATGTATTTCGTAAAGAACAATACTAAAGACTGTAGATGTGAGAGACATAGGTTGAATATACCTACTTTAGGTTGGGTACGCATTAAAGAAAAAGGTTATATACCAACAACTAAAGACGGATGGAAAATCAAAAGCGGTACAGTATCCGTCAAAGTAGACAGATACTATGTGTCAGTTCTTGTAGAAATTCCCGACGTTAAGATTGCTAATAATAGCAATGGTGGTATAGGAATTGATTTGGGTTTAAAAGACTTGGCGATTGTTTCCAATGGTAAAACTTATAAAAATATCAATAAGTCAACAAGAATTAAAAAATTGGAAAAGAAACTGCGTAGAGAACAAAGATGTTTCTCACGAAAATATGAGAACTTAAAGAAAGGAGAGTCCACTCAAAAGAATATACAAAAGCAAAAGCTCAAAGTACAAAGACTTCATCATAAAATAGATAATATCCGTACTGACTATATCAATAAAACAATAGCTGAGATAGTGAAAGCCAAACCATCTTATATAACTATTGAGGATTTGAATGTATCAGGAATGATGAAGAACAGACATCTTTCAAAAGCTGTTGCGTCACAGAAGTTCTATGAATTTAGAACCAAGCTTAAAGCAAAATGTGATGAAAATGGTATTGAATTAAGAGTCGTAGATAGATGGTATCCATCATCCAAAATATGTCATTGCTGTGGTGCTATTAAGAAAGATTTGAAGCTTTCAGATAGAATATATCGTTGTGACTGTGGCTATGTTGAGGATAGGGATTTCAATGCTGCTCTTAATCTAAGAGATGCTTTAACTTACGAAGTTGCATAATAAACGCAAACGTAAGTATTTACTGCGGGCTATCGCAGGAATTTACGACTGTGGAGTGTACACGAACTTGTGAGTAGCGTATTGTTTGCAATCGCCAAAGCATACACATCGAAGCAGTAAGAAGTATCCGCAAGGACTTTAATTTCTCGATGTGTTTGAGTATATTTGAACACATTTTGAGTGGCAGGAATAGAAAATGGATTTAATTACAAATTTATACACTCGGAGTTGTTTTGATAGCCGTCTTACATTTGGAGATGATTGCCCCAAGATAATCGAAACATTTGTCAAATGTGTTTACGAACCTTATTACACTAAGAACAGTGATTTGCCATCTATATTTTTTGGTTGTGTTTCCGGCACACAGCCACCACAGATAGCCGCAACAGACAAAGCTGTTTATATATGGTATAACAACACAGAACCCACTATAGAGGGAATTAATAAGAAATTTAACTGTAGTGTGGAATCGTATGAGAATTATGATAAATATTGCGAATTAACCCACAATAAATCAAAAGGATGGGTTGGCGGCAATCAGTATATTTTTTGGACAGATCCGTTTAATGCAAAATGTGTAGAAGAAACGATAGCTGTTTTTCTTATTCCGCTGTTTGATTTTGTTTGCACAGCAAAAGAGATCAAAAACAAATTCAAACCAATTGTTGATGGAATAAGCCAAGGTTCGTGTGATAAATTGTTCGAGTTAGCCGACAAAATTTCAGAAGAAAAAGGATTATCGAAAGTTGTGTTAAATGCTCAAATTGCCGATTTTACGCAGTATAAAAAGAAACGCACTCTTGATCGACTACACGATAGGATTAAGAATTATGAATCGGATTATAGACATTATGTAGCAAATGCGACAAAGGTTTACGAAAACTTGTTGGATTGTAAAAAACAATTATCATTATATAACGACAACGATAATGATAATGCTGCATTGATAGATATGCTTACAAACAACAGTGTGATTTCTGATGTGAAAATTGATGGAGGCGTCCTTGAGTTTGTAGTATGTAACCCGATTACTCAGTATGATGAGGATGCTTTTGTCGAAATATTAAAATCAGAAAATTCCACTATTAATAATATGCCAAGCGTAGGTAAGGATGTTTTATGTTGGATGGTTGATGGCAGAATTGATTTACTAACCGAATGTAGAATCTGTATAAATCTTGATAACAATTCTTTTGATGCTTATGAGACAAATCTATACGGTTATATGCCTCATCCTCATTTGGCTTTATTTAATTGTTTTGGGGGTTTTAGAATAGATATTGCAACTGCATTAGCAGAAGGCAATATCTACTATGCAATACAGCTTATTCTTACTGCGTCACAAAATTTGAATTTTATGGATTCTACGGTGATGCACCAATTGGGAACTCTGCTCAATGAGGCAGACTACTCGTGTATTAGGGATAAGGAGTCTGGAGAAGTTATGACAGTAGACGAATGGAACGAAAGGAGAAAATAAAATGCAACTTTTAAAGATACCGACAGATATAGAAACACCTACAATATCTTTCACTCCATTAGCTTTTGCCAAAATGATGATGCTTGTTGAGGTAAATGACAAAGAGGTGGGGTGGCATGGCACAGTTGAAAGGCAAAACAACAACTTTGTTATTACTGATATCTTTGTATATCCTCAAGTAGTTACTCGAACAACCGTTGAGCCTTCTCAGGAAGAGTATAACGAATGGCAGACTGAGTTGCCAGATGATATACATAACAGTCTTAGATTTCACGGGCATTCTCATGTAAATATGGGAACATCAGCATCATCTGTTGATGCTAAATTTCAGGAAGATATCGTGAAAATGATTGATAATACTGATTTTTATATCTTTATGATTATAAATAAAAAAGGTGATTTTAATATATATCTTTATGATGGTGTGCTTAATTTAGCATATAAGTCTACAAGTAAGGATACTCAGCCTGAGATAACATTAAACACAAATAATATTCAGTCGTTTGGAAAAATACTTTGTGTTTCACCTGAAGTTTACGACACATTGATGTCTTTCAAGGAAGAATCAAAAGATATGGTTACAGAACCAAAGCCAGTATCGTATTCGTATTATGAATATCCTTACAGCTACGGTAATGCTGGTGTAAAAAGCCAGAGTTCTATTAAACTATCTATTGGAGAGATTCAAGATATATTTGGTGTTGCTTATTTGGACGCCAAAGATGTACATGATGAGTTGAGTAATCTTGTACATAAAGGAGCGATAACTAACGATAGGGATTCATTGATTGAACAGGCAAGTCTGTATATATATTAAGGAGGTCTTACGGAATGGATTTAAGTAAATTAGGAGATATTAACCCATATCAGAAGGAGCTGTCAACCACTATACACATAATTGGATGTGGAAGTGTAGGTAGTACGCAGGCAGAGCTTCTTGCAAGATATGGCTTTTGCAAGTTTAAATTATATGACTTTGATTTCGTTGAAAGTAAAAATCTTTGCAACCAGATGTTTTTTAATTCTGATTTAAACCACAACAAAGCAGAGTCATTAAAAAACATCTTGCTTTCCGTTAATCCGGATATCGAAGTTCAGGTGTTTGATAAAGGCTATATTAATCAGCGACTTAACGGAATCGTAATTCTTTGTGCTGACAATATTGATTTGTGTAGAAATATTTGCAAGCAGAATAGACTTAATCCATACATAAAAGTAATGTTGAATTATCGTACTGCAAGATACGATGCACAGCACTATGCAGTAGAGTGGAGAGATAAACCGAGTGTGGATAATTTGATTAAAACAATGAATTTCACACATGAAGAAGCAAAAGCCGAAACTCCAGTGTCAGCATGCGGAGTAGAGATTGGTGAATCTATTGTTGTAAGAGATATTGTACTTAAAGGTACAACGAATCTGTTTAAATGGATTACCGAAAGAAAATTAAGTCCTTTGATTATATCTTCTCCATATAAATTTGACACGGTAGTAATGTAAAGGAGGAACAATTATGTGCTACTATGTGTGTTTGCCAAAAACCGAATCGAAGCCTAACATTTGGAGTTGGCTTGAAGGTGATATACATTCTCCACAGTGGTTATGGGGTACTAAATCTGCGGCAGCCACAGTAACTCGCAGAGTCGATTTTATACCTGCGAGCGCAAAAGACAAATACAATGTCAATTTTATTGTTGGCATATTGGATGCCTTTAATAAAAAATGGAGTTATCTTGGACAAGAAATTGAAAAACATTATTCTCATTTCTATATTCCAAAAAAGAAATTAGACGAATATGGCAGAGTTAAATGGAGAGAAATTTGTGCTCCAGATGATGAATTATCTGAAGCATTGAAGGACTTAAAAGGGATTTTCGAGACTGCGGGTGTTTCATTACATCACACCAACGCATACGCTTATGTTCGACATAGAACAGCCTCGGATGCAGTTTCCAAGCATCAGTATAACCATAGTCGCTGGTGGATAACAACTGATTTTCAAAACTTTTTTGGTAATACTACCAAAGAATTTCTTATGTCTATGATGGCACAAATATTTCCATTTAGTGCAGTTATTGAACGAGATTTTGGAAAAGAGTGTTTAAGCAGGGCATTGGATTTATGTTTTCTTAATGGGGGCTTGCCACAAGGAACTCCAATCAGTCCAATGCTTACTAATATTATGATGATACCGTTTGACTACATAATGACAAAAAAATGCCGTGAAAAAGACTATATATATACTCGATATAGCGATGATATACAAGTTTCACACCGTAGAAAGTTTAATCCAGATGAAGTTCTTGGATTCATCCATGAGACACTGACTCAAATTCACGCTCCGTTTACAATTGAGAAAGAAAAAACAAAGTTTAAAAGTGGAAATCAGTTCGTATTAGGTGTTATGTATAATCAAAATTGCGACATTACAGTCGGTCATAAGAATAAAAAAGAGTTCAAAGCTACATTATTTAATTATATGTGTGATAGGCTAAGCGGTAAAGTTTGGGAGTTGCCACAACTCCAACAAATGATGGGGAAATATGCATATTACTCAATGATTGAAAAAGAGTATTTTGAAAATGTAATGAAGGAATATTCTCGTAAATTTAAGCAGGATGTTATGAAATGTATCAAAGCAGACTTGCGTAGATGCTAATAACATCTGGTGGAATTTTATTAAATTCTTAATGAAAATTCATTGCAAGTTTTTCGGAAACCATTTTGCTTGCAAATATATTGAGCAGTCGCCAAGCGGTTAAGGCACTGGACTTTGACTCCAGTATCGTGGGTTCAATTCCCACCTGCTCAGCCAAACGGTATTGTGTAGCTTTATAACCTTGCGGTTCAAAATAAAAATCTACTGTTATTGTAGAAAGACTTTATACTGATTAGTTACTTAATTTGGCGTTGAACGATGATGTCCTTTTACTGTTGTTCCATCAGCCTTCAATCTACACAATACCGAATATGACACAGTAGTCCAACGGCAGAGACAACAGACTTAAAATCTGTGCAGTGAGAGTTCAAATCTCTTCTGTGTCACCATATGGACTGTTAGCTCAACAGGTTAGAGCGGCAAACTCATAATTTGCGGGTACAGGGTTCGACTCCCTGACAGTCCACCATTTACAAGTGAGTGCAATCGGCACAAACTCATTTTGTAACCTCCTTGACGCATGACGGATAAGCGTCACCATAACGGTCTGTGGTTGTTCATTAGAATGAACTGAGTCCGTCCAAATAAAAGAAAGGAAAGAATCCAATGAAGAAGTTAAAAACTGAACTACATAGAATGCGATTCTGGATAAGTGCAATATCAATTTCCATTACAATTCCGTTGTTTATAATCGCTCGATTAGGAGCAGTGAATGAACGGAAATCAGAAATGCTCGGTGGCGAATTGTTGATTTTGTTCATTCCATTCATTGCAAATATGATATACATAAACATTAGGGATACAATAATTGAACATCGTAGAATGACGATGGTTCTCAAAAGAAAGAAAGTCCCAAAACCCACAATTGTGGTTAAAAATATTAAGAGTATAAAAGAGAATAATACGAAGGATGTGATTGATAATGTCCGTAGAGAAAAACCAACTTTTTAAAGTTGGAGATAGAGTTAAAATACTTCCAACAATATTATCGGCCTATCCTAATTTCCCGTATGTAGGAGTAGTAGGCAGAGTGTGTGTCGTGTCAGGCATTCATATAGGTGTTAAGTTTTCGACTCCTTGCGATTACTTACACAACTGTGACGGATCAATTGAGTCCCATTCTGGCTGGTGGTGTCTTAGGAGCTATTTGGAATTTATACCTGATGATAATTTGCCAGATATTTGGGAGTATATTAAATAAAAGTGAGGTTTTATTGGAATTTAACTGATGAAAACCAAGAATAAATTCAATATTTAAACAAGATAGTATAGAGGTGCAAAAAATGATTGATTGCTCGAAAACTAAAGACTACTTTTCTGAAAAGAGAAGGATGATAAAAAAACATAAATATATATGTAAACTTAATTGTGATGACTGCCCTTTGGGCTGGTCAAAGAATGGCAAAGGTATTTCGTGTGAAACTCTTGAAAAGTCCTACCCTGAAAAAGCAATCGAAATAGTTCAAAAGTGGTCGGATAAACATCCGCAGAAGACTTATTTGAGCGAGCTTTTGAAAGCCTTTCCGAATGCTCAGCTCAATGATTCTGGAATGCCTAAAGGGATGTGCCCACATGAGTTAGGACTGAAAGATATAGATTGCGGAAAAACAGACAATGCGTGTGTTAAATGCTGGAATCAGCCTTTACCTATTGAGGACGGTGAAGAGCAATGACAAGAAATGAACTTGAAAGGTATTTAGGCAAATGTGTGACAATTACTCTTTTGGATAACACTGTAATTGAGGGCACTTTACATAAGACGGGTGAAAAAGCCTTTGAAAACAACCCTAATTTATCAATACCAGTTAATTTTTATTTTTGCACTGATGTAAATAATAAAGTGGTTAAAAATACTGCATTCAGAGTATCGCACATCCAGAGAATCAGTTGCTATGAAAAGTTAAGAATGACAAACTTTGAAAAAATCAAACAGATGTCAATTGACGAAATGGCAAATATCATCTTTAATGGTATTTCGAGTGATCCTTGCGACTATTGCAATAATCAATCAAATGGCGATTATTCACATTGCTTCGATTGTACTGTAAATACGGATATTATTGTAGATTGGCTTGAAAGTGAGGTAGACAGTAATGACACCTGATGAATATAGAAAAAAGCACCCTCGTTGTGCTACCTGTAAATATTTTGTTTCTAACTATGCAAATTCTTATAGGGGTATTTGTGATGTTAAAGAGCAATCAACGAAAAGAACTAAAGGCAGATTTTGTAAAATATATAAGTTTACCTGTTTTAAGGAGGATTAAATAATGGTTTCATATAATACACAAATTGATAATACAACTAAAAAATATAAGATACAGTTTGAAACAGATGATTATGATGTTTTTAAGTGGGTAGAAAAAATCTGTAGTAATACTGTAGATACAGATAATTTATTAGAGGTTTTTTCTACTTGTGAACTTGTAGAAGAGTTAGTAAGTAGAAAGGATATTGAAACAGAACTTATTGAATCTCCCAAAACAACATCATTTAAGTGCAATAGTCCCGCAGTTTTGTTGTGTTACAGATTGAGGTAGATATAATGTATAAATGTAGTAAATGTAAAAAAATTTTTAAGTATTTTAAAACTGAAAATGGAGTATGTCCTCATTGCAGTGAAACTGATATTTATGAAATTGGTACTTGTGAGGACTGCGGAAAAACAGAAGCACTTGAAGATTTTGATTATGGTAGACTTTTCAACGGTATGTGTGTTGATTGTTTCAAGAAAAGTGTTACTAATAGTGAAATTAGGGATTTCATAAAGTGGTACTATACAGTAGAAGAATTATTTGATGTACGCAGTGAAATTGTAGCTGATGTTTTTGATTTAAATGATTTGGAAATGACTAAACCCGAACACAAAGTATTGGTTAAAACTCTATTTGATTATTTAGTAGATACAATATTATCGCCTAAACATATTCCACTCAAAGAAGAGTTACAGGTAATTAAAAATGCCCGTATGTGGGCTTTTGATGATATGGATATCTTCTATGATGAGTGGTATTATGTCAAGAGAGAAAATAATGAAACTGTATGAAATATATCAAGGTGAACAATTAAAAATAGCTGAATTGATTTTGCAAAGGCGATTACAAATGTTGGTACATTCTTATATTTATTATGAATTAAATGATAATATAATATCGGATAATACTTGGAGTAAGTGGGCGGTAGAATTAGCCGATTTACAAAATAAATATCCTGAGATAGCTAAAACAGTTGAATGGTCAGAGGCATTTAAAAACTGGGACGGCAGTACAGGAGCATTTTTACCTTTGCATAATGAATGGGTAATAACTAAAGCATATCAATTAACAGGTAGAGTGTTGTCTGATATTTCAAAATCTGAAACGCCTAAAACCGATAATGGGATATAGATAATGTAGTCTTTACAAACGATGAAGTAGAAATCCTTGATACACTTAAAATGTTAGAAGCAATTGAGCAGGAGGTAAAAAATGAAAATAGTTTATCACAATGATGCTGATGGTAAATGTGCAGGTTTCTGGGTTAGGGAACTTGCCTATGCAAAGGAACTCGCCTATGTAACAGAATATATCGGTTATATAAGAATGGATTATGGTAGAAAATTTCCATTTGATAAGATTAAGAAAAATGAAACAGTATATATTGTTGATTACTCAATCGAACCAAGTGAAATGGATAAGCTTCTCGAAATCACACCAAATGTTACTTGGATTGACCACCATATTTCAGCAATTAAAAAATATGAAAACTATGACAAAGAAATTCGTGGTGTCAGATATGATGGGGTAGCAGGCTGTATGCTTACATATTGTTATTTGAAGCACATGACGAATGGTGGTATTGGCGACATTAAACCATTCGAGGAAAGTATGACGAAGGATGCTCCAATGTTTACAAAACTGATAGCTGATTATGATGTATGGACTTTCAACTATGGACATTTAACTAAAGAATTTCACGCAGGCTTGAAATCAATACCGAATACAGAACCAAACAGTAATTTTTGGGCGGAATTTTTTATGCATGACAATTACGGTACAGACTTCTTAATTAAGGAAGGTATTTCAAGGATTCAGTATCGCAAAGAAACAATGACACATTATTGTGAAACTTTCGGTTTTGAGGTGATGTTTAACGGTTACAAATGCTTTGCTGTCAATATGGGAATGATGAGTAGTGACGATTTTGTTATTGGTAACATTGACAATTATGATATGCTGATTGGCTTTGTTTTTAATGGTCACGAATGGAGATACTCTCTGCGTTCAACGAAGGTTGATTGTTCAAAGGTTGCTATGTTGTATGGCGGTGGCGGTCATAAAGGTGCTGCTGGGTTTAATACCAAAGAATGTGTTTTAGAAAGATGAATGTGAACATTTTGTGGAGGAATACAATGATTAAGATTATTAAAAACGGTACAGATTGTGTGACGAAGTTGTTTCATCAGGATGGCAGTATAGTCAGTTTTGAGTGTAGAATGTGCGGTTGTGTTTTTGAAACCGACATTTATTCAATCAGAGCTTTTAGTAATCCTGTATATAGAGAATCGGTTTGTCCACAATGCCTATCAACCACCAAGAAACTCGGTGCAATTGGATAATAAAATACATATTTTAAGGAGGTGTAAGAAATGGATATAACGACAATCATATCACTTGTGGTTTCGGCAGTTGCGGTAATAATTGCAATCGCTTGTGATATTTGTATTGCTGTAAATCACAGAAAATTAAAGAAAGCTGAAAGAAAAATAAAAAGCCTTGATATATACATAAAAACTACAAAAGCGTATATGAATGCTCTTGAGCAGGATTACAGGGAGGCGATTAAGAAAACTGAGAGGGAGGCGGTGTAATGTTAGATTGTGAAAGACAAGCAATGCAAAGTTTATCAAAAGAACAATTGATTTACCTTATTGAACATTTGTTGCGTATTGAAGAACGAATTAGCACTTACTGTAGTGAGGTAACTAAAGAACATATGTGTTCTGATGAAGCTGTTTTCCATATTCGTGCGAGACTTTATGCGATACCTACTATTAACAGTATGACTATTAACAATAAGACTCTGCCTGCGTATATTGATATGCAATTAGGTAAAATTACTCCTAAAGAGTTTAGATGTATTTTGTATGGTGCTTGTTAAGGAAGGTTGGACAAGAATTGAGTAAGTGTATGTTATGTTTACATAAACAAGTATGTCGATATAACGATAGAGTTAATGAATGGTGCAAGTTAACATGCAAATGTCCTCACTTTAACGATGACGATGTATCATTTTGGCTTTATGCCGACATTGACGATGTTATGGACTATATCAAGACTAAGAATAATGTTACAAATACGCAGTAAAGAGGTGGAATAATGTTACAGATTGTATGTTTTATCATCGGAGCTATATTTGGTGGTTGTCTGACAGCAACGGTTATGGCACTACTTTTTGCTCATACCGACTTATATGTAAAAGATGGTGATAATAACAATGAAGAAGAGTCTCTACAAGAGAGTGAACGATAAGGGTGAGTGGTGTCAAGAAGCTATCCGTAATAAACGATATGCACGACACGACATACATTGGTGTAAAAGATACTTGAATCGTTCATTCAGGCGTAAAAGGAAAAATAATACAGAGGGTGATTAATATGAAAGTAATTAGTTCAGGGAATACATATGAAATCTTTGATGATACTTTGCGTGTGTACGAAAAATTGCCAGCACAAAACTACATTGTTAGATTTAGCAAATTCAAAGGATTCTATTTAGATAAATATACAGACATTCAGATCAATGAAGATAAGGTTTACGGTGTGCATACAACAAAAGCCGATAAGGTTTTGAGAACTTTTGCTAATATGAATAGAAGTCTTGGTGTGATTTTGAGTGGAGATAAAGGCATAGGAAAATCTTTATTTGCAAAACTTTTAGCGGTTAAAGCAAAAGAACAGAGTATTCCTCTTATTGTTGTTGACAAATATATTACAGGCATTGCTTCATATCTTGAAAGCATAGATCAAGAAGTTATGGTACTTTTTGATGAGTTTGACAAAACTTTTGGTGGTATTACAGCCAAAGATGGCGAAGCTAATCCTCAAACTGAATTACTAAGTTTGTTTGACGGAGTTTCTGCTGGAAAAAAATTATTTGTTATTACTTGCAATAATCTTCAAAAGATAAGCGACTTTTTTGTAAATCGACCGGGCAGATTTCATTACCATTTTAGATTTGAATATCCTACAGCAGAAGAAATAAGACAGTATTTATCGGATAAACTACACAAGCAGTATCATGACCAAATTCAACCTGTTATAGATTTTTCAAGACGAGTTGATTTGAATTATGATTGCCTACGAGCTATTGCTTTTGAAATAAATAATGGTAATTCGTTTAAGGAAACGATTTCTGATTTAAACATCATTAAAACAAACCACTGTAGTAAATTTAATGTTGCTTTAAGGTATAAAAATGGTATGCTAATTCGTAGTCATAACGAAAGTATTGATTTAAGTAGTAATAGTAGTAAAACTATAAATTTTGTGGATGATAAATTTCGAGATATTTGTGATATTGTGTTTTACCCGCAAAATATTAAGTATAATGATACCAAAAATGTTTATTATGTAGAATGTAGTGATTTAATTCTCACATATGAAGATGACGAAAATGAGTTAATTGATAAATTTAAGCAATCAGAAGTAGATTGTTTAGAATTGGTAAAAGTACCTTTACAGACATTGCATTATGTGGTGTAAATAAAAGAGGAGTTTTAAACTCCGAATAAAAGTATAGTTTTACAGCTAAAACCGTGATTTCCGTTTTTATCCTTCAATAATTGCATTTATAGCAGTAAAATAAGCAGATAAAAACAGATATTGCGTAATTAACCAAAGAGGTGAAAGTGTGAAAATTTATATTATTACAAAAGGATGTTATTCAGACTATCATATTTGTAATGTAACAGCCGATTATGAAAAAGCAAAACGATACAAAAAAGCTTACTCTGATAATTGGGGGGAAGCTTGTATTGAAGTATATGAAGATGGAGAAAACGGTAAAGATAACTACTGTTGGGCGTATGATCCTGTTAGCAATACAGCAGAAATAAGTGAATACAACGAAAAGGAAATCATGAAAAATAGAGAAGGTAAAATTTGCCGTGTATATGTTTACGCTCCAGACGAAAAACACGCCATTAAAAAAGCACAAGATATGATTGCTAAATATAAAGCTGAACAGGCTGGATTGTAAATCGTAAATACATATAAGAATTTGAAACAAGGGAGAGTACGCTCTCCCTTTGGCATTTGCATTGTCGAAAGACTGCTTTACTTAAAGTAAAGTATTAGAAAGGTTAGGAGCATAAGACTCATCCGGATGGAGATGCTGGTGGAGGCGAAGTGAACAAAAGGCACGGTAATGAAAACGAATAGCGGCGACTATTTCTCAAACCCAAGGGTTACAACTGAAAGGAGCTTACGAATCCACGATTTGCCGCTGAAATAGCCACATCAAAGCTATGAGGACATCAGAAATCCCAATGACCAAGCTTACCGCAGGTCATCTGCTTGCTGCCACCATCTGTATTTAGAAATGCCAAAATCTAAGGAGGAATTAAGTAAATATGTTTACTTTAACTAAAATTGATAGTATACCAGACAATTATCAAAAATATCATATACATAATAATTTACTAATATCTAATAGAATACGAAGTCATCTGGTTCAGAGATTTCCTGATTGTCATTGGGAAGTCACAAACAATGATATTTATATTAATGTGAGTCTTAAATCTTCACCTTGGGAGAAAAATAGTAAAATTGTTCATGTGATTGCTGATTATGCGTATTATTATGCAGATAGCTATAATTACGATCACACTGATATAAATTCTGATTATTGTAATATGAATTTTTTCGGGGTGTATAAGAACAATATTATTGCGAAAGATTATACACAATTAGGAGCAACAAGCAAAACTCAACAGATGGAGCTTGAATTTATGCGTCAGTATAATGAAGCATTTACAAATGAATAAGAAATAGAACAGCGAAGACAAAAATCTTCGCTGTTTTTGTTGTAAGGAGACATCTATGGAGAAATACAATTATGTCGAAGCAGTTAAAGAAAATGTCAGAAGTTATATTAGAGATAATATAAAAATTCTGGAATACATAAGCAGAGACGAAAAAGAAGAGATAATTGGTAATGGGGTACTAACTGAATATATGAATCCTTTGTTAGTGCAAGCAAATAAAAAGTTCGCAGACATTGAAAATTGGACAGCCGAAGAACATTTGTGTCACAATTTTGATTTGCTATTCAAGGCAGTGAATGTGTTTGGTTTAGATTTTGAACAGACATTGACAGGACAACCGGCATATGCAGATGGCATAGTAAGATGTTATGTTGTAGAAAGAGCAGTATCTGAGGTTCTTGATGAGTATGAAGATTCATTAGATACGGAGGAATGAATATGACAGATGTTTACAAGATATTGAACGATGGTACAGTAAACAAACACACATTTGCACTATCGGCAAAGCAAGCTCTAATTGCTTGTATTATGCAAGAGAGGTTTCATAACTACAACACTTGGGAATATCCATGTGACATCAACGGCATTGTGTCTCACAAAAGAGGTAATGTTGTTCGTTTTGTGTATGACTGTGGTGATTATTGCTTTTGGTACAAACAAAAGAATGAGGTGTTGTAAATGAGTAAAATTATTTGTTTTGAAAAATGGGATTGTGATTGTGGCACGCTTAACCAGATGAGTTTTGAGTTTGATGATTCTATTACAATAAATCAGATTTCTAAGTTGGCAGATAGGATTTTAAATGACTACTACGATGAATCAGAAACCAATGACGAAATTGAACTTGATGAAGTTTATATTTATAACAAATGTTTTGAATTTTGTAAAGAGCAAGGACTTATATTTAATACAATCAAACCTGATATTACTGTCAGTTTAGACACGCAGAAAGTACATATAAAAGAAGAATTTTAAGGAGGTAAAACAATGTTAAAAGCAACAAACATATTATGGGATACCGATTATGATGATGACGGAGAATTGCCGACAGAAATTGATATACCTGAAGGAATGACAGACGAGAACGAAATATCGGACTATCTATCAGAAGTAACAGGATATTGCCATCAGGGCTATGTATTGGAGGGAAAATAAAATGCCAAAGGAATTGAAAACAGTTATTGTCAAATGGCTTTTGGGAAATGAAAATCAGTGGCAGAGGGTGAATGCTTGCACGGAAGCATTCAGAGAATATATTTACAATAAAAGCGGAAATTATCTCGTCGGCGGAGAAGCCGTGGTGGAATTTATCGGGGCAGCCGACAAACTAATTTACAGTAAGTAAAACGGTCGTATTGTAGCATGGTGCGTTGGTTATAGTGACAATGAATTAAAAAGTCTTTTAAAGCGGCATCCCGGATGGTATGTCAGTGGTGCTAAATTTGAATAATTAAAAATTGTGTAGCATTCTCAGATATAAAACAGAATTTTAAGGAGGTAACATTATGTTAAACATTACATTAAATACAGAGAAGAACGGCATTGAATTACGCTTTGACACTAAACCGAATACAGATGTTATTACTGCCATTAAAGAAGCGGGATTTCGTTGGAGTGGAAAACAGAAAATCTGGTATGCAAAGCAAAACGATGAAACGGTTGCTCTTGCTAATCAAATTTCAGAATCGGAAGGCAGTTTTGAGTATAAGCCAAAAACAGAAACTAACATTGACTTATGGTCTTTAACACGCACAGAAGGAATTGAAGATAATTACGGTAAAACCCGCATAACGAATACAAAAGAAATTGCTGCCAATATTCGTAAACATTTACGGAATAGGTTTTCAATGTGCAAATGGTCAGTTACGAGTGATTATAACAGTATTCGTGTTGAATTGCTTGAAAGCCCATTTTCACGGAATTCAGAGGCTTTGAAGGCTATTATTAATTATGCTTATACATATGCACAGAGCTGGAATTACAACAACAGCGATTTAATGACAGATTATTTTGATGTCAATTTTTACGGCGCTTATAAAGTAAGTTACAACTATAATCAGCGTGAATGTAAGCCGAACGAAACAGAGCTTGAAACAGATTTTCTTGTAAAAAAATCAGAGTTTGATGCCGAACAGAAGAAGCAGGAAGAAGAACGAATTAAAAAAGCTGTTGAAGAAAGCAAAATCAGGCAGGCGGAGTATGAAAAAGCAGAAGCAGAACGACAGAAGAAAATCCGCAGAATTGAAAAGAACGCAGAGATTAAAGCGGTTGATTATACTATCGTGAATGCCATTCTAAAGGCTAACAAAGATGACAACCTTGACCACACTGAAATTTATGATGAAAAACAGTGTAGAGAAACTTGTCAGGTTTCCAGAGAAGTACATTTTACCACAGAGGTCTATGCACTTTTTGAAAAACAGTTGATGAGCGATTATTCATTCTTTGATGGAATGGGCGGAAGCCGTACAGATGACCGTAGAATCCAATCATCAATAGACTACGATATGATGACCGAAGAAGAAAGGGAAACTGTCGAGTGGTACAATATTGATTGCGTTGCTATATATTGTGATGGTGAACTGAAACTTATCGTTGATCCACAGGGTTACAATTATGCAAGATATGTATATGTTTACGATGAGCAGAGCCAAAAGGTTGACACTTACCATTCAGATTATGGTATTAGTGAAGAAGAACATCAGCATAATATTGAACTTGCAGAAACTATTGAAGATGTCAGCACCGAGATTATCAGCCAAAATGAAATCAAAAAGACATGGCAGGATGAAGATTTTGATTTATATAAGGCTTGTATGAAAGAATGGATTTATGCAAATAAATTCAAGTTGAATGCCGGCATTGTCAGAGCAATTACAATTCCCGAACTTAAAACGGTTATGTATAAGGTTCTTACAGAAGTTGACAGCATAGCGGAACAATTCAAAAATACAAACCTTGAGGCAGGACAGAGAATCACAATCGTAAAGTATAGCGACTTTGGTATGATGTCGGTATCAAAAGTAACATTTCATAGTTACGAAATCGGGCAATACGCACAGTATGATAATTCTGTGAAAATGACATTCAAGCCGCATAGAAAGAAAGGTCTTTATTATAAGTGGTTTTATGGAGATGTTATCATCTACAATGGATGGTATGACCTTCCTGATACAGTTCTGTTTGATATATCATACAAAGAACATTGTATTACACAAAAATCTAAATGGGCATCATTGGATAGAAAGCAGTATGATGCTATACTTGAATACTTTGCGGAACAAGGATTGAAACCTATTATCAATACATATAAGCCTGTATTTTAAAGAGAAAACAATGCATCGTACAGGTTAAAAATTAAAAGTATAAAGGAGAGTTATAAAATGGGAATTACAGATAAATTCGGAAACTTTCAAATTAAGAAATCTGATAGAATCAGCAAGGAAGATCAAGCATGGTTGACTCACAGAGAGGAATTATACAAACGAGCAATTGCAGTTTACAAGTCTGTTTATGATATCTATAAGGCAGAAAATGAATCATATTCAGAAGAAGACCGCAAAAATTACAAGTATTCTTCTTTTTTAGTTGGGAATTTTGGTGTCCCAAAATCGCTTTCTGATGTTCAAAATAATTATATAAGCGGTATTTTCAGTTACTTTTCAAATAAGTATAATGTGCAACTTGAAAACAATTTTGATAAATATGATCTGGATAGAGAATATTACAGATACACTGACTCAGAACCTATCAAAGAGCTTGTTGTTGACTTCATTGACTACCATGCAGTGCTTGACAAGATTTTTGACCAGTTAGGCGGTATGAGTTTTGAAGAAAAGGCTATCAAAGAAATAAAAGATAAATTGAAAGAAAAATGTTACAACGGCTATCGTGATACATGGGAAATTAAAGTAAAAGGTAATAAATTCACATATACAGGTGGTTATTGTAGTAAAGAAAAATATTTTGATTATTACAATTTCGGTGGTACAGAATGGTTATGTGCTTTTATTGATGCGTTGGCATTTAATACATATAGAGAAAAAACACAAGTTTATTCACTGAATCATCTATATGACTCTTATTCTATAAGACTTGAAGAGGATGATTTTCAGAATGGATTTTCAGCACCAGAGGTCGGAGTCAAGCATATCAAACTCTTCAAGAATGGAAGGGTTGATGTTACTTTTACAGATGCAGAATTTTGCCGTAAATTCGCAAGAGAATGGTGTGGTTATACACTTATTTAGGAGGAATCATATACACGATAATAAATGTAATTGAATGGAGATATACAAGTCATGAAGTATAAATGTACAAATGAAGTAATCCCACAGAAAATGAGGGAAGACATCAATACAAAAATTGAATATATTGTGAATAACGATTTGCCAGAAGTAGAAACAGGTATTTCAAAAGATGATATTTTCAATGCATATACTGGATTAGGTGGGCTTCATGGTTTAGAGTTCAACAACTATGATAGTTACTATGATTATCAGAGAGCGAAAGCAGATATTGAGCAAGGACAGTTCTTTACACCTTATAAGCTGGTTGAATGGATTTATAATTGTTTACATATTTCAAATACTGATTTGATAGCAGATCTTACTTGTGGACATGGTTCATTTATTAGTTGTGCGCCGGTTGAATCGAATTTTTACGGTTGCGAATTAGACGGGAAGCCGTACAGAGTGGCAAAATACCTTTATCCAGATGCAAAGCTGGAAAATACAGATATTCGTTTTTATGAGCCGAAAATTACTTTTGATTATGTTCTGGGAAATCCACCGTATAATCTGAGATGGAGAAAAGATGACAGTAGCTATTTGTCAGAATATTATTATTGTCTGAAAGCTGCGGAACTGTTAAAGCCAGCCGGAGTTATGGCTATTATCGTACCTATGTCGTTTTGTGCTGATAGTTTCTCTGATGGTGGCATGATTAACGGAATGAATGAGCATTTTAATTTTATCTGCCAAGTAGAACTTGACAAGAATACTTTTAAGCATTTGGGCGTTGAGAACTACAAGACCAAAATAGTGTTCTTTCAGAAAAAATCTGAATATACGAAAGAAGTTCCATATAGTACAGAGATACTTTCCGGCATTACTTCCGATGAAGTATGGGAGCAGTATTTAAAGCCTATTACAGAAGAAAGAGAACAGATTAAAAACAAGATTTTTCTGGAAACCGTAAGAAATAGTAAAGACGATGAAGCGTGGAGTTTTAAGGTTGAGAAACTCCTGTATGATATCAAACGAAATCCGAAAACATGCAGCCAGTATGCAGAATGTTGTGAATATGTCAATAGGTATAAGACACAGAAAAAACCGGATCATATCAAATGGGACGAATGGGAACAACTTAAAATCAAGCCGAAAGATGTTATTAAGCATTTAAAAATGGCGTTATGTTCACAGAATCCAAAACTTGATAGAACTGGTAGAATTATTAAAAACAATTATACATTTGAGTATAATGGCGATTTTACATCTATAAACGATGTTGTGTTGCAAGGCTTTTCAATGGGGCATTTGCAGTCAAAATGGATTGATAAGATCGTGAATAAAAAGCGAAAGATGTATGATATCCAGAATATGCCATTTTCTGAAATGCAACCAAACAAAAAAATAGCAAAGTGGCTTGATGAGTTTACATTGACGGATGATGAAAGAACTATAAAGCTGAATGATGCTCAGAAAGCGGATCTGAATCTGTTTATTCAGAAACCATATAGCTTCATACAGTGGGAACAGGGAAGCGGTAAAACATTCGCTGGAATTGCAATAGGTAAATATCGTTTGCAGCACGATCATGTGAAAAATGTATTTATTGTGAGTACGGCAATCTCAATCAAGAACAATTGGCAGGATGTATTGGATCAGTACGGTATCGATTTTGTTATGATTGGAAGCCTTGCAGATATTCAAAATATCAAAGAAGGTCAATTTGTAATTATCACTTTAAATATGATGTGTAAATATCATAAATTCATCAAGCGATATGTAAAATCAATCTGCCAGAAAGCCGTTTTGATTTTTGACGAATCGGATAATATGAGTAATCAGGACAGTAAACGGACAAAAGCCGTATTAAATGCTTTTCGCCGGTTGAAGTATAAAACACTGATGACGGGTACAAGCACAAGGAATAATATCACTGAAATTTATCCTCAGTTTGAATTATTGTACAACAATTCTATCAATATGCTGTCTGAATGTGAGTATATTATGGAACGCAACAAAGATGGAGAACTGGAAAACCGGATAAATGAATATTATTTACAGCCATATCCAGCATATCGTAAGGGTAGTAAGTTATTTGCAGCGAGTCATATTCCAGAGAAAATCACTGTATTTGGCGTATCTCAGTTCACACAAGATATTCTTAATGCAGATATTTTGAAACAGATGATTGATAAGACAATTATCACACGCACATTTGAAGAAATTACTGGCAAACAGCTTTATGAGATTATACAGATTGCTTGTAAAATGGGAGAAGAAGAAAAATGTTTGTATAAGGTTGCATTGGATGAGTTCTATAAAATGGAATATCTGTTTGCGAAAACTGGAAACAGCCGGAAAGATGCAATGTTGAAAATTTTGAATCAGTTGCTTGCACTTTTGAAGATTTGCGCTGCGCCTCAGACATTGAGAGAATACAATCAGTCGATAATGCCGGAAAAATTCAAAACTGTATTATCACTTTTAGGCGAATTTTCTGATGAAAGAGTTGCTATTGGTGTGCGTCATATTTCAGTAGTAGATGCATATACAAAGGAAATCAAAAAAGCATTTCCAGGCAGACCTGTATTTGTGATTACTGGAAATGAAACTACATTACAACAGAGAAAGAAAATTGTCAAAGAGTTAAAAGAAACAACAAACGGAATTCTGATAAGCACACAGCAGAGCTTATCTGCAAGTATGAATATTGATTTTGTGAATAAGTGTATTATTCCAGAATTGCACTGGAACAACTCCAGCATGAGTCAGTATTATTTCCGCTTTATTCGTTATACTTCAACGGAATTCAAGCAAGTGTATTTTGTAACTTATGAGAATAGTATTGAAAGCAATCTGTTAAAAATGATTCTTGTAAAAGACAAATTAAATCTGTTTATGAAGGATCAGGATTTGACAGACGATGAATTATATGAACGTTTTGGAGTGGATAGTAATATGTTGCAGAACCTCATGTATAAAGAAAAAACGGAAGAAGGTTATGTAATAAGATGGGGAGATCAAAAAGTATCATAAAGAAACAACCATATACAAGGAAAGAAATTTATTCCAAAGATTTACCTGTTCTTTTAGAATCCGATACTGGTAAAAAGATATATGGAAAATTCATGAATATTGCAGATGAAACAGCACAAGCTTGGTTGCAAGGTGTTGTAGATTCGACAGAAATTTTGCATATAGATATACAAGGGTTGGATGTGCTTTGGAATCTTGTTCAAGAGTATGGCGTACCAACCGCAAAGAAAATGTATAGGGAGGTTTGATTATGGGACAGTATTATTATGCAGTAATAGAAATAAACGAACAAAAAGTCGTCTATGACAGAAAAGTTGACGGTGAATACACTCCTGCTAAGTTAACTGAGCATTCTTGGTGGCTTAATCCGTTTGTTTGTTCGTTAACAAAACTGTTGTATGAAAACCTTACCCCTTGCAGAGTTGCGTGGGTAGGTGATTATGCATATAGTGCCGATGGTTTGAATATTCCAGACGGTATAGATGTGGCGAAGCTTCATGAAATTGCTTGGGGAGAAAACTCTAAAACACAAGAAATACATAAAGATGAGCTGTATCTTGACGGTAAGTATCTTGTTAATCACACTAAGAAAATCTATCTTAATTGTGATGACTATAAGTTGAGATCAAATAACTGCGGTTGGGTTATTCACCCATTACCACTGTTAACCGCTATTGGCAACGGTTTGGGTGGCGGAGATTATTATGGCATCAATAAAGATCAAGTTGGCGGTTGGGCTTGGTGTGCTATATCCGTTGAAGATGATATTCCGGTTGGGTATAAAGAACTTAAATGTACATTCAGAGAAGATTAAAACGGCACTTTTATAGCTCGAACTTGTTTATATAACATTACATTAAGAAATTAAGGAGAGAAAGTAATGGACTATGGTGAATTTAAAAAGAAAATAAGCCTTGATGTAGATGACGCTATTGGAGTGTACAACGATTTATTGAATAGGCATCGTGATGACGAGAAAGCGGAAAATATTATTTTGGAAGTTTTTGCTGACTTGTTTAATTGTTCTGTGGACAGCTTATTGGATTTTATTTATCAGGAAGACAATGAGGAGGTGGACGATTGAATATGAAAAGTTTAATGCTATGGAAAGATGATTTTAAAAATGAAAGAGATTGGATTGCACTTTGCAAAGCACTTGATATACCAAAAGATACAGTTGAAATTGAAATGAACTGCAATGTGTGTGTACACAAATCGCACTATACAAGGAGGAATAAACAATGTATAAATTACCAGATAAGTTAATTGATATTCTTATAAGCGATGATATAAAAATATCTGAAGATGACAAAAGTGCTTATGTGGAGTTGTCTTTTTTCTCACCTGAAGGACAGGAGTGTAGTTTATCAATCGAAAAAGGAAATAACATTGAATGTTTCTGTGATAATGTTTATGATTATTACGATAATTTTGATGTATCTTATGAAACATATCTTTGGTTAGATTCAGATGGACACGGAAGCAATGGAGCACCTTATGATATGAAAGATGTATATGAAGATATGGAATGGTGTCAAAATAAAATTTATGATATTTATTTAGCTGTATATAAGTACATTGTATGCTGAATTCAATGAATGTACAGAAGATGACGACTAAAAATAAAACCGATATTTTAAAAGGAGTGCGTAATAATGAATAAAACAGAATTAAGAAGTGCTACAAGTGCAGCCAATAAGATTATTAAACTAACATCAAAAGCGAGAAAAGACTATGCAGGTTGTTTTTATGACAAGCAAGGTCGGCAGATTATTATATCAGACTATATTGCGATAAGATTAAATGAACATTTGTCTATTTCAGAGGTAAGCATTCCGCCCAGTAATGTTGATAGTTTGTTCTTGTCGGCTTGTCAAAACACTGAACAGTTAGATTTGTTAAGTTTGGAATACTTAAAGGATTACATACAGAACGCTAAAGATGATGAACCTCAAAGATATAAAGGTAGAGGACATGAATCTATTGTTTACGATTTTGGCGAAAGGCTGCCTATGGTAAATTCTGAATATATGTTGCTTATTTATAAGGTTTTAGGTTGGCGGAATTTGACAGCTAAAGCAAATGAGGATAAGTGGGAAACAAGTCCAATATACTTTTCTTCAGATAGAGGTGACGGCATTTTAATGCCTATGAGGAAAAAGGCGTGTATAAAATGGACAAGATAGAGAGCATGTTTAGTGTTGAAGGCTACAATAAAGATGCTGACACATATGTACCTTACGGATTGTTTGGAACATATATCGAAGCCAAGACTCACCTTAATACGCTGTTGCCCTTACTGAGAAAAGGTTTACTCACAGACAGGAGAACCAAAGAACCGATAGATTGGCTTAACATTGTGGAAAATGATAAAATATTAGCGAGTTTCACTTGAAATATTGTTGATATTATGATACAATAAAGGAGAATACAAAATGAGACAATATACAATTGACGATGCAAAACGGTTGATAACTGATTTTTGCGAAGAAGAATATGGCACAGAAAATGTTGACTTTTCAAACCTTGAATGTATCGGTATTGCTTACACGACAACAGAAGATGAACGGTTTGAAATCCAAACAAACATTGATTTGATACACAATACAATAGATTATTGGTTGTATGACAAATGTATTAAAACAGAAAAATATTTTTCGACTACTGATTTGTGTGTTAGGGCGTTAAATTGCTTGGCTTTTGATTGGCTGATTGAACCGCAGACAAGTTATTATGATGTGGTTTACGGATATAATGATTGACATATGAGTATGCTGGTTTGGTAAAATGTAGTTCTGAAAGGGAAATGACAAAATGAAAAAAGTATATGAAGTAAGAATGGAAAATTGGGAATATCGCAACCGTAAAAATAATCTTACTACAAAACAACTTGCCGACCATGCGTGCTACTGCGGAGGTAATTGTTTAGGCGATACTTATAATGTTATCGGCAGATTTAACACTTTAGAGGAGGCTCTAAAGTTGTTTGAATCTTCAAAAGATAGATGTACAACAACTTGGGGATTGGAGCATGGACTTCATACATACACTTATGATGTGTTGTACATCCAAAGCATCCCTCTTAATGAGGATGATGAAGAGGATTATGATGTGGATGCAGAGTGGGAAATTTGGGATATTTATGTCGCAGAATTAGCTTAACAATTAGAACAAGTACAAAATTTAGATCGGAGGCGACCATATGATGAATGATTCTCAAAGCATTAATGACATTTTAACTTCTATCTTTAAATGTGTAATGACCGAAAAAATATATCATATCGTGTGCTGGCACAAAAAATGAAGTGTAGTGAAAAAACAGTGTGAGGAAGTGAACAAATGAAAACTAACGCAAAAATAACTATTTCTCGTAATATCAATAATATAAATCAAATTATTATATCTATTACAGATGATGACTTTAAAAAAGATATTGACATTTTAATTGCTCCCGAACAGTTTGCACTTGCATTAACAGGTTTAGGCTATCAAGATTGCATTATTGACAGGCAGTAATAATTGTTAAGGACTAATCTTAAAGTTTTCAAAACAGCACATAAATTAAGGCAAGACGAGTAAAGGCGGAATTAAAATGAAAAAATATGTTATTGACGAAAACGCAAAAGAGAAGTTAATTGAAACCGAGGACTACACACGAGAAGAATTGAAAGAACTTATATACGGAACGGTGTATGACGCTAATGTAGACGCCTTGTCAGAAGAAGATATTGACTTTGAAACTTACGAAAGGCAAATCGGCTTATATGTCAACGATTACGCCAGAACCTATTTTTCCGATGTACTTTCAGAAGAGGAATTAAACGAAATCATCGACGGAGTTGAAGAGGAACTTATCGAGATTACAAGAGAAGCACAGCTTTAAAAAGGAGAAAACACTATGTATAGAATCGCAACAGATACAGAATATGTTTTCGACAACAAATGCCTTACTTATGACGAGGCAGTCGAAACTAAAAAGAACCTCGAAAAGGAAAACCCAACTTGCAGATTATTCATCTACAAGGAACAGTTTATTGTGTATTGCAACAAAGCAATGTGCGATAAGATATTACTTTACAATGATGAGATTGAAGAATGTAATGGGTTTTATCACTTTGACGGTCGAAAGATGGCTGAATATTTTTTCACAGACTCGGAGGAAAACAATTGTAACCCTTCAAATTATGATTGTCCGTACAAGATTTTCGACACAAGAGAAGATGCGGTCGCTTTTATTGAGAGCCAACTGAAAGAAGGTAAATACAGAATCCATAACATAGAATATGTGAAACAGGATTGTCTCGGTGATACAATTGGGAAAGAAATCACATTCTCTGCTCCGATGTTAGCCCTTGAACAATATTTGTACTCTGTTGACGAGGCAGGCAACATTGATGACGAATACTTCTTTACAATGGACATTCCAAATGAATTCTATTCTCTGTCATTTGACATTAGGTTGCGGTAAGGGGCAAATATACAATGAATAAATCATTTTGCAAAGTTATTGATTCCGTTATTGTATTTAATTGTAAGATACTTAACTTAGAGCAGCCTACGGTTAAATATGAACCGTCAGATAAATTCGCCACACCAACCACGAAAGCAGGCATTAATCCTGACAAAAATGTAATAGCTATTAATATCGACACCGTATGGGAAAGCCCCGTAGAAATATGGTGGGTGATATCACACGAAATGAGACATTTGTGGCAGGTGAAAAATGGACAGTTTAATGTAGGTAACTACAATCCATCACAAGAAAACAATCTAACATCCTATGCAATGCAATTTGAGGAAGTTGATGCTAATGCTTGGGGTATATATGTGATAATTTCGTTATTTCACACACGACCTTTATTAGAAAACATCTACGGCGAACAGGTTTGGCAACAAATTATGAAGAGGGTTGAAGAAATAAAGGCAGAATATAAATAAAATTCTTGTTTTAGAACAGATTCGTCATAAGGAGGAATGTAGTTTTATGAAAAGTCAATATAGAGAAATCAGAAGCAACTTCATTGATTATGATAAAAATATAATGTATATTGACGCTTGGAGAACAACAAGTTCCAACGAAGAGGGTAAAGTAATTGCCAAAATTAATCTTGCTAATTCCGAAGTGGAATATGTTGACGAGAAAGCTAAAACTGACGCTTATGCTCAGACAGTAATAAGGAGGGTGTTAAATGCCGTGGTTTGACAATAACAATAAACCAATCGAAGTTAATCATACTGAGATGATAGAAAGGGTAGAAAATGACATTCGGCTCTATGGTAAAGATTTGAAATGTTATGTTATTATTTCATCTCGCTCTGTTGTAGATTCGCCTGACATACAGATAGTAAGTAGATTTAGTTTAAAAAAATCTATTATAGGCGGTATGACAGACAAAGAATATGCTCTATCAATTACGCTTGAGGAATTGTTAAATAGACTGCGGTACGAACATTATGTGCCAAAAGATGTATAAAACAAAGGTTTTATACAGAAAAAAATAGACATCACTCCGACCTGCGAAAATCTGGTGATGTCTATACCAAGTAAGCTATCGAAAGATGGTCAGCGTTAGCCTACCCATTTTCAAAGCCTAACATGATGATACACTATTGGGAAAATTTTGTCAATGTTATTTCCATATTTTGTGGGTTGATTATAATAAAGAAAAAATTTACAATAATAATGAAAGGCGAATGAACACATATGAATAATTTGAACTACGATTGAAGAGGTGGATAAGTATATTTACTTAGTAGGTGATGTAATTGCACAATATAACAAACTCTATTGACAATAGCTTATTCTCTTGGTATAATAAATAATCGAACAGATGTTCTACATACAAGGGTGATATATATATGATAGTTGCATTAAAAGATTGGGAGAGTGTACTGAAAAACTATTATTTTGTGTTCAACGACAAAAATTATGATACGGTAAAATGGTCGATATTGAATGATAGAGTAATACAATTCAGTAATCAAAAAGAACCTGTAAGCAGCAGTGTAGTGTTTGCAGGAGTAAGATACATAGATATTAATTGTGCAAAATTACTAATTGTGCTTAACAATGGCGATAAATATTTAGCATACAAATATGCAAAACGAACTTGACATTTACGAACTGTGTGATATAATAAAGCCAAGAAATCCAGAAAGGAGGGCTTGAATGTTAGGAATCAAGCCAAAGATTGGCGAAGTATATCTCATAGATTTTCCACAAGATGGACACACACAGGGCGGAATAAGACCGGGTGTAATTTTTCAAAATGATGTTGGTAATAAATACAGTCCTAATGTTGTTGTTCTTCCTTTGACTACTTCGATAAAAAAGACATCTCAGCCTACGCATGTGTATATTAGTAGCAAGAATTCTGGTCTTAGGTATGACAGCATAGTATTGTGTGAAAACCCAATATCTATTTCTAAAGATCGAATCTCCAAAAAACTTACAAAACTCAGTTCATATCATATGACTCGCATCACAGAAGCAAATTTACTTGCTTCTTCTGCAATTGCGTATTTGTCATTTGATGAACTACTGCATGTTTGGGAGAAAAGTCAAGATTTTGCAGACAAAAGGTTGGTGATGGCGTGACTTTTGGTCAATTAATCCTCTGCTTAGTTGTTTTGGTAGTAGGATATATATGGATAAAACTTAAATAAGAAGAGGTGTTATATATGATAGGAGAATTATTATTGGTTGGTTTGGCAACAGTGACGGAAGGTTTGAAGACCACTTTGCATCATTCAAAATCCGAGTGGGCTAAAGATCGAGTGAATTCCAGACATAGATACAATAAAGAAAGACAGTCCGAAATTGAAGACGCTTTGTTTGGGTATTATACATCGGAACGAGGACGCAAAAGAGAGGAATATCAGCAGATATTAGATGATGCAGGTGTTACTTATTATGATGATTACGATATAATAAAAAAGATTGCCATTATCGAAGGATGGGAGTATTATGATTTTTGCGAATGGAATCGTGAAGTGCAAAGAGAAATGCGTTAATATGTAACTTTTCAGCGATTGTTTCTGTTTACAAATAATGCCAAATGTGATACATTATACATATATAATTTTATTCGAGGTGCTGATGATATGTATAATGAGACTACGAAAATGGCTTTTGTATCGACATTATCGTCGAAACAAAATATACTGTTAGCGACGGCATTGTTTAATAGTATAGAAATTTTTGAACAAGAATCTGAAAAAGACATTTCACGGTTCACAGAAGAAAATCTTCAGAAAGTTCAGGTTAAAATAGCAGGTAGTAAAACATATGGTTCACGGAAACGAGATGCCACGATGTTAAGGAGTTACTTAGATTGGGCGTATAAGAATCATATTTGTGATACAAACATATCCTCATATGTGTTGCAGGCTATGGATATTAATGCTAATACAGTATTGGTTTCGTCTCCACAACACTTACAATTTCAACTCAATGCTGTATTTCCACCGGAAATAGAAGATAATGTTGATTTGTTGTCGAGAGGATTTGTCTGGATGGCTTATATGGGCATCCCAAAAGAAGACACGATAAAGATTACAAGCAATCATGTATCTATAGATAACAATAACGAAAAGAAAATTATTGCATACAATAGCACGCTCTACGAGATTCCAACTGAAGCTTATATAACGATCAACAAATTGTGTTCTTTGAAATGTTTAACCACTACAACAAGGAATGGTATTGTTCGTAAATTCGACAGGGTTCAAGGTTGTGAATTGTTAAGAGGTACAACTCGTCTTAACAATATAACAGTAGAATATTTAAGAACTCGTGTAACCCGCAAATCAAAACCATATCGTTTGTCGAAATTATTATCTTATGGTTCGTTATATAAAAGTGGAGTGTTTTACAGACAGTACATATTGGAACAACAGGGGTTCATACCTACATTTGCTGAACTAATGCGTTCTCGGAGTTATACCGAACACGATGGGGAAACAGATGTTTATTTTCAAGATAAACTAAAAACTATACAGGCGGAATACACTGCATGGAAGGATAAGTATTATTCACTTATGTAAAGTTTAATAAAGATTTTTAAAGGCGGTACAGCTCGCCTTTAAAAAATAATCATTAAGTCAGTTTTGCATATTAGAAAGTATAAAACTGTAAGGAGGTGGTGCTTATGATTGTGCTAAATTAACAAAAAATTAATATATAGGGGGAATTATTATTTCTGACAACAAGTCAATTTATCAAACATTATCATCAATTGATGTGTCTGGCAAGGTCAAGCCAAAAAATGGTATGAATTATTTACCATGGGCATCAGCATGGGCATACATAAAAGAGTATTTTCCAAGTTCGTCATATACCGTAGTTAGAGACGATAACGGTAATCTTTACCATACTGACGGAAAAACTTGTTGGGTTGAAACAGTGTTATCCATTAACGGAGAAACTCAAGAAGAACAGTTGGCTATTATGGATAACCGTAATAAGTCTGTATCAGCCGATCAAGTAGAATCTACGATGGTAAACAAAGCTATCAAGAGATGTCTAACAAAAAACGCAGCATTATTTGGTCTTGGTTTGAATCTTTGGTATGGCGAAGAATTGAGTGATGAAGCAAAGCGTACCAAAGCTAAGAAAGCGTCTGATTTAGATGTGCTTAAAGGCAAAGTAGTGTCTATTTGTAAAGAACTGGTGTCCAAAGGCGTTGATAGCAAAAAATTATATGCTTCTATTGCAGATATGTCAGGACATCAAAATCCGACCAAAATTACAGATATAGAGACACTAAAAATTGTGCTTGAGCGACTTGAACAATGGGAGGTTTAATATGAATACAGTATGTGAAATTGGAAGAATTGTAAACGAACTCGAACTTAAAACAACAACTAATGGAAAGTCGGTTGTTAATTTTAGAATTGCAGTAAGGTCTTATGGCAAAGACAACGATGATTACTTTTTTCACTGTGTGGCATGGGGAAGTGTTGCAGAATTTATTTGTAAGCATTTTTCAAAAGGAAGAAAGATTGGAATTGATGGTGAACTGACTTCTCGTACATACGAAACAGAAAAAAAAGAGAAGCGTCAGGTTGTAGAAATTATGATACAGAATGCAGAGTTTTGTGACGACAAGCGTAACGAAAGTGGTGATGATGCAAATATAACTACGCCGTTCAAGGCAGAACCTACTACATCTGAAACAGAGGACGACTTACCATTTTGATTAACTTAAAACAATTAAAAAACCGATACTGGTCGTTTTCCAGTATAAATTCTTATCAGACTTGTCCTCGTATGTTCTTCTTATCATATATTGATAGGAAACCCCAAGAGGAAAACGCTTTTAGTCAATGGGGTTCTTTATGTCACAAATTGTTAGAAAGTTATTACAAAGGTCAAAGCAGCATTTTCGATCTTGAAGAGCAGTACAAAAATGCTTATAAAAGAACGGTTTTATCTGATTTCCCTAAAAATCGCTATGTTGATATGAATAAGAAGTATTACCAAATAGGTCTTGAATATTTTCGAGGTTTTGAGGATACTTTTTCTGAATATCAAGTAGTCGGTGTTGAGCAGAAGATTAAAACCAAAATTGGCGAGTATAACTTTGTTGGTGTTATCGACTTAATACTTGAGAAGAATGGCGAGTATATTATCTGTGACCACAAAAGCAAAGGAGCTTTTAAGAACGAACAAGAGCTACGGAAGTATCTTTTTCAGTTGTACCTGTATTCCAAATATATATACGAAACATATCACATATATCCCACAAAATTGATTTTTAATATGTTTAAGCTCGGAGAAATGAAAATCGTAGATTTTAACAAGAGTGAATACGAGAAAGCTTTATCTTGGGCTGAGGCTTCCATAAATGAAATTCTTGAAGAAGAATGCTGGTTAGATAAAGTGTTCGTGCAGTACGCTGCTAAAGACAAAAATATCAATAATTACAAGTGTGATGATTTCTTTTGTAACAACCTTTGTTCGGTACGGGCGTTTTGTGAGCGTTCTAAAAGCTATACTGAAGAGGACGATTTTGATTTTCTTGAGGAGTGATTATGTTTGCTTATTGAAAAGGACAAAATCCATAAAGCAAAAGAAAAATTAGGAGAGAAGAATGCTTTTGAAATAGCTCAAATTTTGGAAGTTGAAAATTTTGATGAGAGTCGTTTGAGAGCATGTTGCCCTTTCCACGAGGAAGATACTCCAAGTTGGATTTATAATCCAAAAACATATAACTTTCATTGTTTCGGATGTGGTATATCGACTGACATTATTGATGCTTATATGATTAAAGGACATACATATTTGGAAGCAGTTCAGTATTTATTTGAAAAAGCAGGCATTAAATATGCGTTTGGAGAGATGGGTGTAAAGACTAAAACCCAGTACCGATACCCAAAACCTGTAGAATGTCACTCAAAAAACAAAATCGAAGAATACTTAGGTTTACGAAAAATATCACCAAGCACAATTGACTATTGCGATATTAGACAAGACTCTCATGAAAATATAGTGTTTAACTATTACGACACGAACGATGTGCTTACTTTGGTTAAATACCGACCAAGCCATAAGATAGATAAGAGCAAAGGCGAAGTAAAAACATGGTGTCAAAAAGATGCAGATACAAGTCCAATATTGTTCAATATGAATCGTGTTAATGTTGACAGTCCTTTGCTAATATGTGAAGGAGAAATTGATTGTGCTTCGGCTATAGAAGCGGGATTCACTAATGCAGTTAGTGTCCCGCTTGGGGCTGGAAACTTTCATTGGATTGAACATAATTGGGACTGGTTAGAACAATTCACCGATATTATTGTATGTGCAGATAATGATGAAGCGGGACAAAAAATGATTAAAGAGGTTTCAAGTAGACTCGGAAACTGGCGTACAAAGATTGTACAGTTGCCCACAAAGGTAACAAAATCAGATGGTAGTCAAGCTTTTATTAGCGACCTCAATGAGACATTGTATTGGTTTGGAAAAGAATATGTGCTAAAACTTATACTGGATGCAAAAGATTCGCCTGTCGATAGCGTTATTGACTTTTCAGACATTGAAGATGTTGACCTTTCTCAAATTGACGGTATTTATACTGGCATTACAGAGTTAGACAATAAGCTAATGAAAATGTTTTATGGCACAGTTACAATTCTGACGGGTACTAATGGCAGTGGCAAATCATCTTTACTGTCACAGTTTATATGTCAATCACTTGACCAACAAAAGTCTGTTTGGTTGTATTCTAAAGAGCTTCCTAACTCGATGATGAAAAACTGGATTGATTTTATATTTGCAGGTAGACATAATATCGATCAGTTTCATGACAGTAAAGGAAGTGTATATTACAAAGTTAGTAAAAGTGCTCGTACTAAAATTGATGGATATTATAAAAACCGTCTTTATATTTATAAAGATGATTATGACAACTCAGTAGATAATATCAAAAAATCAATGGAGGATTGTGTTAGGAAGTATGGTTGTAAAATGCTCATATTGGACAATCTTACGGTCATCAATCTTGGAGCTACCGACAACAATAAAAACGAAACACAAAACGCATTCATGTCTTGGCTGACCAAATTTGCAGCCACATTTCAAGTTGTTATTATTTTGGTTATTCATCCACGAAAAGGACAGCAGGTTACTCGCCTTTGTAAATATGATATTGGTGGTTCTGGAGGTATGTTAGATCTCGCTCATCGAAGTTTCTCGTTATATAGAGTGAAACCCAATGAAAAGCAAACTGGTGACGAATTAGTTAAAAATTATGATGTTATATTGGATGTTTTAAAAGACAGGATGAGAGGACAGGAGAATTTATCAATTCCAATGTGGTACGATCCGCCATCTCGTAGATTTTACACCAACGAAATGGAGTTTGGAAAACAATACGCATGGGATAAGAATAAGTACACAGAGTCTATTCCTTTCCCGCATCCAAACGAGACAAGTGAAGTGTTCGGAAAGGAAGATTAATATTATCGACAATTATGTTGCTTACCATATACATACAGACTATTCTCTTAAAGACAGTGCTACTAATTACAAAGATTATGTTGATAAAGCAGTAGAGTTGGGACAGCATGCAATTGCATTTTCAGAACACGGCAATATACAAGGCTGGGTTAAGAAGAAAATGTATTGTGACTTAAAAGGCATTAAGTATATACATGCAGTTGAGTGCTACTTAACAAGAAATCATACAGACAAAATCCGAGACAATTATCATACAGTTCTTATTGCGAAAAACTATGAAGGTGTTAAGGAACTCAACCAGCTTATAAGTTTGTCAAGAACTGACAAAAATCATTTTTATTATGTTGGCAGAATCTCGTTTGAAGAGTTTCTTTCATTGTCTGACAACATTATCAAAACAAGTGCCTGTCTTGCTTCTCCTTTAAATAAATTACCTGTAGAAGATACATGGTATGAACAATTAGTTAAAGGGTATGATTATCTCGAAATTCAACCACACAATTGCAAAGAACAAATTGAATACAATAGACATTTAGCGTATCTGTCTGAGAAATATCATATTCCGCTAATAGCTGCAACAGACGCTCACTCAGTTAATTCTTACAAAGCAGAGTGTAGGCAAGTAATCTTAGATGCAAAAAAGCAACATTACGAAGGCGAAGATAAGATGGACTTAGTGTATAAGTCTTACGATGAATTAGTGAAAGCTTTCGCAGCACAGGATGCAATACCGAGTTCTTTATACATAGAGGCTATTAACAACACCAATGTTATGGCAGATAGTGTCGAAGAGTTTATGCTTGATACATCGATTAAGTATCCTATTTTGTATGGCAGTGCTGAAAAAGACGAACAAAAATTTACTTCATTGGTATATCAAAAATATCAAGAGAAGCTTGATAATGGTGTTATTTCATCAGAAGAAAAGGATAGATTTGATAAAGCAATACCTGAAGAACTGAGAGTCTTTAAGAAAGTAGGTATGTCGGGTTTTATGCTTTCAATGAGTGAAATTCTCTCACATTTTAGAAATCAAGGGAAACCAATAGGTTTTTCAAGAGGTTCAGTTGGTGGTTCAAGAACAGCGTATGTTACCGATATTATTGACTTAAACCCTGAAAAATGGGGTACAGTATTTTCTCGATTCTGTAACGAAGACAGAGTAGAAGTAGGAGATATTGATGTTGATGTTGTAGAATCGGATAGACCAGAAATGTTTGAATATATTATAGATAAATTCGGTAAAACAAAAACAGCCAGAGTTCCTACATATTCGACACTAAAAGATTTGGCTGCTATTGATCTGATAGGACAAGCATTTCGATTTAATTGGGAATTAAGCCACCCCAAAACCGATTTTAGTGAGTGTGAATACTCTATTCAAAAAGTCAAAGAAATTAAGCAATGCTTTAACACAGATCCTGATTTAGCAAGACAAAAGTATCCGAAATTGTTTTATTACTATGATGGCTTGTTAGGTATTAAGCATGCACAGTCGGTACATCCAGCAGGAATTGTTATTAGTCCAATTACTTTAGCTGACAATTACGGCGTGTTTGAGAAAGATGGCTATTGTACTCTTCAGATTGATATGGATGAAATTCATGATGTAGGGTTGACCAAGTATGATTTGCTTGTATTAAAGACAGTGCAAGTTATTAGTGAAACTTGCAAATTCGCTCATTTACCTTATCCAAAATCTCACGAGATTGATTGGGATGATCAAAATGTATGGGAAAGCATGTTAGAAACTACAGGTTCTATTTTTCAGTTTGAGTCTCCATTTGCTATAGATTGTTTAAAAAAATATAAGCCTAAAAGTATTTTGGATATGGCAATAGTCACGGCTGCTATTAGACCATCAGGTTCTTCTTACAGAGAGGAACTATTTAAGCATATACCTCATAAAAATCCGTCAGAGGTTATAGATAAACTGCTTAATAAAAACAATGGATATTTAATATTTCAAGAGGACACAATTAAGTTTCTTCAAGAAATATGTGGACTGTCGGGCAGCGAAGCTGACAATGTGCGTAGAGCAATCGGACATAAAGACGAAAAGAGATTGGCTAAAGCATTACCGTCAATACTTGAAGGTTATTGTCATAAATCAAACTCACCAAGAAATGTTGCAGAACTGGAAGCTAAAGAATTCCTTCAGATTATTCAAGACAGTGCCAGTTATCAATTTGGTATGAATCACGCCATTGGATACTGTATGATTAGTTATTTGTGTGCTTATTATTACTACTATTATCCATATGAGTTTTGCACAGCATATTTAAACTGTGCAAAGAATGATGTGCAAATACAGACGGGAGAAAAAGCTGCTAAAGCAAAAGATATTGAAATTACATTGCCTAAATTCGGAATTTCGTTAGGAAACTATTATTTTAACAAAGACCTTCATGCAATCGCAAAAGGTATTGGTTCAGTTAAGTTTTTATCTGAAGAGGTCGCCACAGAACTTTTTAAAGTTTACAACCAACAACCGACCAGTTTTATAGATGTAATTCGTCTCTCTGACCAAGAGACTTCTGTGGGGTTATCTAAAATAGAAATTTTAATTAAAATAGGTTTCTTCGACCACTACGGAATTCAATCGAAACTATTATACATACTTGCAACTTATCAATTCTTTAGAGCGTCTACCGGCAAGGGATTTCGCAAGAATATTAAGAAGTCCGTATTACAAACAGAGCATTTTGAATTGTACGACATAGTAAAAAATAATAGTACAGACTTAAAGAAAGATAACACTATTAAAGAATCGTTCACTATTCAAAACATAGATAACATACTAAATGGCATCGAAACTATTGCAAATCAAATGAATTTCAAGGCTTGGAATTATAAACGCATTATTCAAACACAGGAAGAATATTTGGGGTATATTGATTTAACCACACACAAAGCTGAAGATAGGCAGAAACTGCTCGTAAAGAATGTCTACCCTCTTAAAAACAAACAAACTAACGAGGAATTTGCAAAAAGAATTTCGTATCGTTCGGTTGGTACCGGAAAAGAAGGAAGTTTAACATTAAAACACTATCTTTTTGCATCATTGCCATTGAAACAATATGATGTAATTTATGTGCCTTTAGATGGTATTTACAAAGATAAAAAGGGGTATTGGAATTTAACAAAATATAAATTGCTAAATTAAGAAAGGTGATTGAATGAGGCAAAAAATTGAACTTGTTACACTTAAGGATGTGTCTGATTTTACAGAGGGTGTAAGTCAGATTGACGAAGAAGTAACTCTTATCGGTAAAGACGAAAACGGCAAAGATTGGTCTATCAGTGGTAAATCATTTCTTGCAAGTCTTGTTCTTGCAAATGGTGTTGAAAGAGCAAAAACCAAAGCAGCACATAATGTTGATTGGAATACTATTACTTGTGTGTGTGACAAAGATATTTACTCAGTAATTAGTAAGTGGGCAGTAGGCTCGGTTATGGAGTAAGCTATGGAAAACAAAATACATAGAACAGTAATGTTACACATTCAGCTTCAGCGAGATGATTTTGATAATTTTCTTCACATAGCAGATGAATTAATGAGTGGCATTATTGAGGTGGCACAAGGCAAGGAAGTGTTGTCCGGTAAAAGTCTACTTGGATTAATGCTTATAGACACAAATAAGCCACAAACACTTATTATCAGAGGGTTTTTTACTGATGATTATGTGGATAAATTTAGAAAATGGGAAATTAAGGAAGGGTGATTATATCCGATTTGGTAAGAAGATAGCAAGTTTATGGGTAATGTTAGGTGTGATGTTTGGCTTTTCGGCTTGTGGAGAACCAAACATCTCCACCCCTGACACTGCAACACGAGATACAGCAACTAAAGATACGGCAGTCAAATCAACAACGCAACCTACAACCGTGCATGCCACAATAGAATCAACAACAGTAAAACCAACTGAGACAACTAAAAAAGACAAGAAGAAGGTCAAAACAACCTCTCCTCCTACAGAACCGCCAACAGAAAAAGTTGAAGTTCAAGCAGAAACAAAAACTATTACAAAATCAAATAATACATATAACACATCGTCAGATGAGGTAGATTTGTTGGCAAGAGTAATTTATTGCGAAGCGGGTAATTGTAGCGAGTATTGTCAATGGTTGGTAGGTTCAACGGCAATGAATTTAGCTGACAGCAACGGCGGATTGAGAGCAGTAGCTTTTGATTATAACACATTCAATGTGGCAGGTATTCTTTACACAAGAGATCCGAGTGAGTTATCTTATTCGGTTGCTCAAAGGATATTGAGTGGCGATAGGGATTATCATGTCAAAGCGTTCAGAATGAGTTATTATCATTCATTTGGGACACCGTATGCAGTTGTAGATAATGTGTATTTCAGCAGTTATTAAAGGAGAAAAATAATGGCTATTAAATCAATTGTATTAGTTCTCGGAGCTTCAGGCTCTGGCAAGGATTATTTGGTAGATAAGGTTTGCAAGGAGTATAACCGCAAAAAGGTTGTATCTTATACGACAAGACCAAGAAGAGATAATGAGTCTCCGAACTCACATATTTTTGTGACAGATGAGGAATTTGATAAGCTGACAGATGTCGTGGCTTATACCGAGTTTAACGGTTACAGATATTGTGCAACGCAACAGCAAATTGATGACGCTGATTTTTACATAATTGATCCGAGAGGATTTGAAGATTTCAAGAATAATTACAAAGGCGATAAACTAATTGACTCTGTGCTAATAGATTGTCCTGCTGTTGAAAGATTCTTGAGAATGAAGAAAAGGTATAAAGACAGCAAAACAGGGACTGTAAAAGCTATGGAGCGTATTATTAATGACCGTAAAGAGTTTAAAGATATTGAAGAAAAAGTTGACTATGTAATCTCAAATCGCACTGAGGAAGATGTTAAAGACTGTGTGTTCTTGCTCAAAACAATGCCAGAAACTACAGAATGGGTGAACAAGTTTGTAGAAGGACAGGCAAAATATAACAAAGAGAAAATACAATGAAGTTAATAGAGGTGAATTAAATGATTGATTGCTCAAAAACAGAAAATTATTTCGCCGAAAAATTGAGGATGACGAAAGCATATGAATCAGGATTTTGCAGAATTAGATGTGAGCATTGTCCGTTAGATAAAAAAAATAGTGGTGAAGATGTTTCATGCATGCAATTAGAATTAAAACACCCTGAAAGGGCTGTTGAAATAGTTCAGAAATGGAGCAATGAGCATCCACCAAAGACATATCTTACGGACTTCTTGAAGCATTATCCAAATGTCCAGCTTTATGATACTGGAATACCCAAAGGCGTATGTCCATATCATTTAGGACTAATGAACAAAGATGATTGCAGAAAAGACCGTAACTGCATTGAATGTTGGAATCAAACTGTTGAGGACTGTGAAGAGTGATGACAAGAGATAGCCTTGAGAAGTATGTTGATAGCGGAGTTTTTTTCTCAAAGAGAATTAATGAAAGAGGTGTAAAAAATGAGGAAGTACGAAGCAGTTTGTAGTTCTGATGTTCTTGATGCAGTTGCAAACGGTGAAAAAATTTTATTAATTGACAGATTAATGGAAAGTATTGACAGTGTAGACGAAATAAGCACAAGAGATTTAGCGATTGCAATAAAAGCTGAAAACAAAGATAACAGATATGAGTTTTACAAGGATGTGAAAGTAAATGAGAGTTTATCAGTGTGATAGTTGTTACAAAATTATCGAAAATCCGTACATAGTTAAAATGAAGGAATTTTATATTGATAATACACATTCTATTCAGGATGAAAATCTCATTGAAAGCAAGAGGAAAATTAGAATACATCTATGTGACGAGTGCTATAAAAGGCTTATATCTTATTGGCGAATTATTGCCAAAAGAGGGGAAGAAGTGAAATAAATGAGAGTCTATCAGTGTGATAGTTGTAATAAAGTTATCTCAAATCCGCACAATGTTAAAATGAAGGAATTTTATATAGGGATTGATACTGAATACTTTACTCGGATTAAAACTCCTATCGAACGCAAGAGAAAAATTAAAATACAGCTATGTGACGATTGTTACAAAGGCTTAAATCTTATTGCTGAAAAAAAGGAGCATGAAAACAATGTCTGAATTAAAAATTAAGCCTAACAAAGTAATCGTGCGTGATGTTTAAGAAGTTAAATACAGCGAAATAGGGCGTTTATAAAGGAGTGATATAAAATAAGAGAAGTTATAATAGGAGATTTTGTAACAACAATTCACGATATTAACGGTATTTTGATAGCCGTAAAAAGTGGTTGTTATGGTTTAACTGCCTTTATTGCAACCGCTGATGGACGAACATTTTATTGTCCAGTTAATGATTTGAAAAATTGTGTTTATAAGGAGAAGTGAGAGCAGTGACTAATTTTGAAAAGATCAAATCAATGAGCAAAGAGCAAATGACACATTTTATGCTTGATATTATGCTTGATACATTAAATAACAATGTTTGCGGTTATTGCGAAAATTGTGATGCTCCTTGTCTTGAAAATGAAGAAATTATTAGAAAATGGCTTGAAAGTGAGGTTGAAGAATGACATCAAAAGAAGTTTTACAAAAAGCAATCAATACATATGGTGTGGAAAATCAGATGATAAAGACGGTCGAAGAGTTGTCTGAATTGTCGCAGGCTTTGTGTAAAAGCCTTGTAAGATTAAATTATACTAAAGAAAAAATATCACTTGAAGATGATTTGAAATCTGTTGATAATATTTTTAAAGAAATGGCAGATGTTGAAATTATGCTTGAACAATGCAAGATAATGTTTCAATGTGATAAAGAAGTGAATAGATGGAAACAGAAAAAGATTGAGAGGTTTGAAAGAAAAATGGGGGAAAATAGTGATAAATTGGACAGAGATAATAATGATTGAAAAAGAATATATAGATCGTGAAACTGCACAGAAAGTTTTAGCAGACGATTACGCTTATAATGCCGCAAAATTGCTTGATACAGTACCCATCGCCGACGTGCAGGAGGTTGTCAGGTGTAAAGATTGTATTTTTGGCAAATATGACGATGATTTAAATATGATTTTATGCAAATGAATTTACAACTTAAGCGACGGTGAGTACGTCTATAATGACTTAAATGATTTTTGCAGTTACGGTGAGAGAAAGTATGGTAATGGTAATGGCTGAATGGATAAAAGATTATGATTATGATGGAGATTATTATTATTGCTCTGAATGTGGACATTATTTAGAACCGTATGAATTATTGCCACATTTGATAATACCTAATGAATGTCCTGATTGTGGAGCAAAGATGGATAAGGAGTAAACGAAAGGAATGGGGAAGATGAATGACGGTTTCTGAATTGCACCATTTGTTACAATATTTGGTGGCTGATGGGAAAGGTGATTATCAGGTCACTTGTGAAGCTTTTACTGTTGGCACTGACGATGACATCGAAATAGATAACAACAATAAAGAGATTTCATTTTGAAAGGTGGTGGTGTATATGCTTGTAAACAGCAACGCTAATAAATAAAGTTAGGAGGAATTGAATGAAGAAATTTGAAAAAACAGTTTATCTCAGCCACAAATACGGTGGTGACAAAAACAATCTCAAAGAGGTTGAAGAAATCATTAGAACACAGCAAAAGAAACATCCGAATTATATGTTTATTTCACCGATACATATGTTTGGCTTTCTGTACAACGATATGTCTTATGAAGATGGACTTGAACTTTGTCTGTATCAGCTTGCCGAGTGTGATGAAATATGGGTAACAGGCGAAAAATGGTACGATTCAACAGGTGTTATCAAGGAAATTGAGTACGCAAACGCACATAAAATTGATGTTTTATTCGTAACAAACGCAGAAGATAATCCACACAAAGTTGAAGGTTCTGCTGATTACATTAGAGGTTTGGTTAAAGGTATAAAACTTGGCAAAGAAGATGGCAAGAAAACACGAGTAAAAAAAAATAAAGTCGCATACATAAATGAAGATGACATTGTTCGTACATACATCTGTCGATCCCCTTCTTTTGTGAACGCTTCATGTGCTATACAGATGTCCACCGAATGTCCTTTCTGCAAATCTGTAAATAGGATTATACTTAAGGATAGAGTTCCAGAGAGAACGCCTTGTAACAATTGTCATAACCTGCTTGACTTTAGTCATCTTACATATGGTGATATTCTCAGGAAGAATGGGTGATAGGTATGAAAGTAATTAAACGAGATGGTAGAGAAGTTGATTTTGACCGCAATAAGATTATTTCTGCAATTGGAAAAGCAAATAGCGAATCCCACGCAAACCGTGAAAAAACATTGTCTGATGATGAAATTAAAAATATTGCTACAAGAATTTATGATAAGCTCAGACGAAGCAAGAGAGTTTACTCAGTTGAAGATATACAGGACTTGATCGAAGAATACATAGATAAATACGGCTGGGTTTTTTTTGGAAAAAGATAAACACCTTATCGATATTAAAAAAGCTTAATCCGTAAGAAAAATACTACTGACGATGCAATCCTTTCACTGATTGATTTAAGCAATGAGAATATTAAACAGGAAAACTCAAATAAAAATCCCACTATCATTCCTACACAGCGTGACTATATGGCAGGTGAGGTCAGCAAAGATTTGACGGATAGAGTTTTGCTTCCTCAAGATATTGTTGAGGCTGACAGAGAAGGAATTATTCATTTCCACGACAAGGATTATTTTGTACAACATACTTATAATTGCTGCCTGTGTAATCTTGATGATATGCTCCAAAACGGAACGGTTATCAGTGGCACTATGATTGAAAAACCACACAGTGTTTCAACGGCTTGTACAATTGCAACACAGATTATAGCTCAAGTTGCCAGCAGTCAATATGGTGGACAGAGTATCAGTCTTACTGCTCTCGCACCATTTGTGGATATTAGCCGACAGCACATTAAAGATGAGTTGAGAAGAGAGTGGAGTCAGTGTGGATTTGAAACTGACGAAAATAAGATTGCCGAAATAGCCGAAGAAAGACTTCAGAAGGAAATCAACAAAGGTGTTCAGACAATCCAATATCAAGTAGAAACACTTTTAACAACTAATGGACAAGCTCCTTTTATTACAGTGTTTATGTATCTTAATGAAGCTAAGAATGAACAGGAAAAACATGACCTCGCTATGATTATCGAGGAAACACTTAATCAAAGATATAAGGGTGTGAAAAATGAAAAGGGTGTGTGGATTACACCTGCGTTTCCAAAGCTTATTTATGTGCTTGAGGAGGATAACATAACAGAGGACAGCAAGTATTGGTATTTAACAAAATTAGCTGCAAAGTGTTCAGCTAAAAGACTTGTTCCAGATTACATTTCAGAAAAAGTGATGAAAAAGCTAAAAGAAGGAAATTGTTTCCCTTCGATGGGTTAAACGGCTCATCTAAAACTCCGTGAACATAAATCAAAATGGTGTGCATTACACGAATAGGAACTGTAGGAAATGATAGTTAAGTAATGTGCTAACAGGGGACTTTCGGGGTGAAACTTAGACTTGAACTATCCTGTGCCAAGACGCATATACAAGCTTTGTAATATGACGAATGTTAAAAGAATACAAAGGATTTTATGTGGATGAACAATGTAATATATATAACGCAAAAGGACATAAGTTGTCGCCGTATATAGGCGTAGATGGATATGTCCACATCACAAGAAGTGAGAACAATAAAAAATACAGATACAGAGTTCATACAATAATCGCCAATGTGTTTGTGCCGAATCCTAATGGTTTTAAATATGTGAATCATATTGACAGCAACAAACTAAATAACAACCCTGAAAATTTAGAATGGTGTACAAATTCACAAAATGTTTATCACGGTTGGCATAGTGGTAATCGAACACATAGAAATAGAACAAAAGTATCTGTATATTTGAATGACAAACTTATTAATACATACCCGTCTATTCGACAATTATCAATGGATTTACAATTGGATAGACATAAAGTAGCAAGAATATTGAAAGGGGAATCAAACAATTGTTACAAGTATAAGTTTGTGTATGCGTAAGGTTAAGAGACTATCGAAAGCATAGCACAAATAGCTTTGTGTGATGAAGTGAGTAGAGTACATCTGAATAATGATACAGATGGAAGTGCGGAGTGAGCGAGTTAGCATAATAACTCCCAAAGATATAGTCCAGACTGTTGATACCGAACAGTCAGTGTAGAAGCTTTTTATCACCGTACAAAGAAAATGGTGAATACAAATTTTATGGCAGATTCAACAAAGGCGTAGTTACAATCAATCTTGTTGATGTAGCCTTATCGTCAGGTAAAGATAAAGAGAAGTTTTGGAGGATTTTTGATGAGAGATTAGAGCTGTGTCATAAAGCCCTCTTGTGCAGATATGAGAGGCTGAAAGGAACAGTGTCGGATGTAGCTCCGATTATTTGGCAACACGGTGCATTAGCAAGACTTCAGAAAGGTGAAACCATTGATAAATTGCTTGTTGGTGGTTATTCGTCAATATCACTTGGTTATGCAGGATTGTATGAGTGTGTAAAGTATATGACAGGCAAATCTCATACAGATCCGGAAGTAACACCGTTCGCACTTGATATTATGAGATATATGAACAAAAAGTGCGATGAATGGAATGAGCAACTTGATTTAGGTTTTTCGTTGTATGGTTCTCCAATCGAAAGTACAACTTACAAGTTTGCAAAATGTTTACAGCGAAGATTTGGCATTATCGAAGGTATTACAGATAAGAACTACATTACGAATAGTTATCATGTAAATGTCAGAGAGCCTATTGATGCCTTTGCAAAACTGAAACTTGAATCACAATTTCAGGCATTAAGTTTGGGCGGTGCAATTAGTTATATTGAAACTTCTAATTTGCAAAATAACACAGAAGCTGTCCTGTCTGTTATGCAATTCATCTACGACAATATCATGTATGCTGAACTTAACACTAAAAGTGATTACTGTCAAGTGTGCGGATATGACGGAGAGATTGATGTAATAGAAAATGAAAACGGTAAACTTATTTGGAAGTGTCCAAACTGTGGCAACACAGATGAAAGTAAATTGAACATCTGTCGGAGAACTTGTGGGTATATAGGAACTAACTTCTGGAATCAAGGAAGAACACAAGAAATCAAAGAAAGATATGTGCATTTAGGTGGCAACGAGTGAATTACATCAAAATCACTAAACACGACATTGCCAATGGAGTTGGAGTCAGAGTTGTGCTATGGGTAAGCGGTTGTACCATTCATTGTTGTAACTGTCACAATCCTTCGACTTGGGATTTTACAGCCGGACAACCATTTACTAATGACACTATGACTGAATTACTTGAAGCGTTAAGTCCTGACTATATATCGGGGCTAACGCTCTCAGGTGGGCATCCATTGGAGCAAGCAAATCAACAACAAATATCTAATATTGTAAAAACGGTCAAGACCAAATCACCAAGCAAAACAGTATGGCTGTATACAGGTTATACATACGAACAGATATTAAAATCTAAGTTTATTGTAAACGAAATCTTGCCTTATATAGATATTCTTGTTGATGGTAAATATGATGAGTCGCAAAGAGATATTTCTCTTGCTTGGTGTGGCTCAAGAAACCAAAGGGTAATCAAAGTTCAAGAAAGCTTGAAATCAGGACAAGTAGTAACACTATAATAAGGAGACGGTAAATATAAATTGATTAAATAATTCTTTTATTAGTAAAGGCGGTGAAACTAATTAGTAAATTATTACAAGGCGATTGCCTTGAATTGATGAAAGATATTCCAGATAAAAGCATTGATATGATATTGTGTGATTTGCCTTACGGTGTTACTCAAAATAAGAAAGATAATATAATCCCTTTTGATAAACTTTGGAAACATTATGAAAGAATTATAAAAGATAATGGTGCAATACTTTTATTTGGACAAGGTACATTTTATGTTGATTTGGTAAATAGCAATCGTAAACTATTTAGATATGATTTGGTGTGGGATAAACAATTAATAAGCGGTTTTCTTAACGCAAAGCGTATGCCTTTAAGACAACACGAACAGATTGCTGTATTTTATAAAAAATTACCTACATACAATCCACAATTTACACAGGGTAAACCTCTACACAGCAAAGGTGTTTCTTATAAAAATAAAGAACATACAAATCAAAACTATGGTGAATTTCATATGACAGATGATAGTAGAGCAGGTAGCACAGAAAAGTACCCTACAAGTATATTATCATTTAGTAAACCGCACCCAAGTATTGCAAAACACAGGACTGAAAAACCTGTTGAATTGTTGGAATATCTGGTTAAGACATACACCAACGAGGGTGAAATAGTGCTTGATAATTGTATGGGAAGTGGTTCAACATGTGTTGCGTGTGTAAATACCAACCGAAACTTTATCGGCATAGAAATTGAAGAAAAATATTTTGATATAGCAAAAGAAAGGATAGAGGAAGCAACAAAGGACAGAGGAAGCAACACGGCAAATAAAATAGATTATCTAATCAAAGATTACAATAATTGCAATCACCACACTAAGGCGAAAACAGGCAACAGTTCAACGGAAGTTTTAATCACAAATTATTAAGAAAAATTGACAATGGAGATGGTATTTAGAATATGGCTACCGCAAATGATTTTCCTATCTCTAAGGAAAATATAGAAAAGTATTGTGATGCAATAATTGCTCTTAGAGATAATTTAGAAGTATTGCAACTTTACTCAGAAAGATATCGTGAGTTTAAATCACAATTCAATTCATATTATGGGCAAATTGATGATTTATTACATCAAATTTCTTTAGAAAATACAACTGATAGTCAAAAAGCGATCTTGATTGATAAGTTATGCGAAGTAAAGGCGGAGCAAGCAATAATAAAAGATTTTATTGAAGTATTTACTCCTATAAAGGAATGGTACTCTATTCATCATTGTGAACTTGATAGTTTTAAAGCAGTAGTCGATAAAATAATAAAAATCAGAGAAAAACAATCTAAAAGGCACTATGTCCAAAGAACCAATGTTGTTAAAGAGACATTGGGGAGAGAGTCACAAATTATTAAAGGAGATGACGAAAATCAAAACAGCTAAAGAGTTAGAAGATACAATCAACTTTTTTACACAAACAACAGAGGACTATCAAAACAATACTGAAAACGAATCATTACACGACTACGAAACACAAGATATCTTACATAAGCTTGAACTTGAAGATGTGTCGTATCACGACACTGCCAAACTTGGAAAAGCCCTAATGACAGTTAGAGAGAACCGCAGAAAAGCCAAAGATAGTGTAGAACTTAATGCTCCATTAGCAGAATGGATTCAGTCACATTCTGATGTGTTGAAATCATTGCAAAAAATTCTTGGAGAAACCAGAAAAATTGAGGACAAACAGCGTAGAAGAATGTATGTCCCAAGAACGAAGATTGTTGAGGAGGTAATTCATTGATAAATACAGGATGGGCATTTAAGCCTAATGGGAATGAACTTTGTGAAGAAAATCTTGCAATATATAAGAAACTTGCACCGAAAGCAAAATCGATTTGGCTGAACTTTTACACAAAGAAGTACGATGTTACACAAGATGACTTGCAGAATTATATGTGTTACACGCAGAAGGAATATGGTTACGGTAACATTACATACAAGGTGTTAAGTAATCCGTTCAATTTCACAGAAGATGAACAGGCTTTGATTTGCGATGGTGGCAATCTTTGTTTCGGCTATCGTAAATTGGGCAACTTAATTACGATTTATACAGATTAAATTGTTTCAATTAAACAAATGTTTGTTGAAATGAAAAGGAGAACGATAAATGATTCATTTTGTGAGCAGACAACAGATTGACGCCATCATTAAAGAGTGTCAAAAGTTAGATGAGCTAATGGTACTTGTTGTAATGCAAGAAGATGGAAGTGGTTTTACTGCTGTGTGTGATCATATTGTATCGCATTGTGATGATTTGATTTACACACACATAACAAAAGGATATGCTTCGTTTGTATTTAGCAATAATAGTAAGATTGAGGTGGTTACAGACAAATACAAAGGTAAAGGTAAGAAATACAATAGTATGATTATAGACAAAAACATTGACTCGGAGCTTATTAAAACCATCTGTGCTCCGTTCAACAATCTAGCACAGACACCACAGAGAACCGCAACAGACAAAGCTGTTTATATATGGTGTAGTAGCACAGAACCCACTATGGAGGAAATTAATAAGAAATTTAACTGTTCTTACAAAGAAAAAAATGGAGTTAAGAAGGAGAAGAATAAATGAACATTGTACAAGTAAGACATTTACAAGATAAAAACGCAAAAAGATATACATACAAAGTCCCAGATGACGAATCCCTTAATAAAGGAGATATGGTTCTGGCACGAAATGCTAATGGCAAAGAAAGTGTTGCGATTTGTGTTACAGATAGCGAAAACCTTTCGACTAATGCCATTGATATGATTATGTGTGGTGCTGAAGTGCTGAGCGAAGTTATTGGAATATATAAAATTTGTAAGTTTAAAACTGAATCCGAAATAGATTTGAAAAATACCGCAAGTGAATACACACAAGCAATAGCAAAATATCATACAGCAACAAATCCAGCATTGCTTATACATACAACTCCATTGCCAATTACGGAGGCGTAAAAATGACAAATAAAACACGAGTTTTATCTGAGTATAAAGAACTCGTAGACAGAATTAGTAAACTGAGGGTGTTTCTTAATAAATGGGACAACGGACAACTTTCGTTTGTCCCAAAGCCCTCAAGGGCAATCTATTCAAGACAACTTGAAGCAATGTGTACTTACAAGATGTGTCTTGAAAGTAGAATGCTGACAGACAGAATATCCTTTAAGGAGGTTGAAAATGTTTAAATTTAAACCATACATAACGGTTATTGGGGAAAACGGCTTAACGGTAGATTTTGAGTTACCGCAGTTAAGCACCTTTATGGTAAACAATATTGATATTGATAATGGGTTAGTTTGGTGTAATGAAGTTTATATTGAAACTAAGGCGATTGATTTATCGGTTATCGAACACAAAAGTTCTCGTTTTAAGTTATTTGCCGACACTGTTACACAGATTATTCTTCATCCTTATAGAGCAAAAAGTAAAGTTCTAATTTTGCATTTAGATACCGATGCCAAAGTGATACATAACAAAGACACGAACACAATTATTATTTCCAACTTATCAGATATAGAGAGGATGGTGTAATGAGTAAAATAAAACAATCAACAGAGATAGCAACTAACAGATATAAAGCAAAGCCAATTTTTGCCGAAGAAAAAAAGTTTATCGAATCACGATTACCTCAAATTGCACCTCTTCCAGATGCGTGTTGGATATATGGTGGCAATACAAAAACTGTTTGGGTGGATTTATATTCTTCACAATATTTACTGAAATTTAAAGTTGAAAATGGAGGAGAATTTTCTGTATTAAAAGATAACAGGTCTTTATTTAAAAACTACACCCCTGTATCATTGAAAGATACATTAGAGCGTGAAAAAGAACGAGTAAATAATTTATATAATAAATGCGTAGACAGACTATCTGATTATGTAAAAAACAATCCCCAAAAGACATATAAGATAAATCATTCAGGTGGTAAAGATAGTGAACTCACAATGGCTATTTGGAATGATATGTTAGATATTATTGGTTTTACACCTGATTATGAATTTGTATTTCTTAATTCTTCAAATGAAACGGCAGATGTATATAAAAGGATTAAACAAATTCCCAATATTAGAATTATAAATCCTAAAATGGGATGGAGACAATGGATAATACAAAATAAGAATTACATACTGCCTTCAGTATTCAGACGCTCCTGTTGTTCCGTGTACAAAGAAGGACAGGTACAAAAGATATTTGACAAAGAAGTAGAAATTGCACAGGTATTAGGTGTTAGAAAGTTTGAAAGCACTAAACGAGCAAAATATGAATTTTTTATGGATTATAATTTTGATAAATCTTTATTTGGATCTTCGTGTTTTCCAAAAAAATGGATTAAATTAGCTCCGATTATAGATTTACAAAATGTAGATGTGTGGCTTCTACTAATGATAAAAAATCTACCAATTAACCAGAGATACTTAAATGGTTCAAGTAGAGTTGGATGTGTAATTTGTCCTTATTCTTCAAGCTATGAAGATGAATTAATAAAAATACATCAGCCACATCAATATGAATGGTTTGTTAAGACTGTACAACAACAGTATGATATAACCACAGCTAAAAGATTAGGGTATACCAAACAAGAGTGGATAGATGGAGCTTGGAAAAGACCTGTATGCAAAAATAATGATTTTCTAAAAAGGCAGCCAACCAAAGAAAATGTGAGATGGTATGCCGAACTTAAAGGACTCTCAGAAAATATGGCTAAAAAATATTTTAATAGAGTTTGTGGAAATTGTGGTTGTGCAATGAAGGAAAACGAAATTGCCATGTTTTATAAGTTATGTGGTCGATTTGAAAATAAACCAGACAATAGAGAAGTTTTATGTGCTAAATGTTTATGCAAACAACTTGGTATAACTATCGAAGAGTACAGGCAAAAAAATGTTGAATTTATAGAACAAGGATGTAATTTGTTTTGATAAAAAATACATAGAAAGGAAAACTAAATGGGTAAAATCACAATCTTGCCAGAAACAACCATTGATCCAATTTCGTTAATGGGCAGACGAGCAGGTATATGTTGGGGAAAAGATATTACAGACAGCGAAAAAAACTACAAACGAGGTCTTGATTGTATTAAATCTAATCACGGTAGAGTGTTTGAATTTGTAAATATTGAAGCAATTATTGAAGATTACTCAGCAAGAGTAATTAGGGAATGGTATACACATATCGGTGGCAGTCCTACACGACTTCAAAGTAGCACAAGATATGTCAATTACGACAACTTTGAATACATAATTCCCAAAACAGTACAGACTGAAGAACAAAAAGCTTGGTACAACAATGCTATTGACACTATCAGTCAAACACTTCAAAATCTTGAAGAAAGTGGTGTCAAGAGAGAGGATGCTGCAATGTTACTTCCGTTGGGTATGGCAACTAAAATTGTAGACAAGCGAAATGTTAGAAATGTTATTAGTATGGCAGAACAGAGAATGTGTTCAAGAGCGTATTGGGAGTATAGAGAACTCTTTAACGAATACATAAAGCAGTTAAAACTCTATTCGGAAGAGTGGGCAACACTAATTCCTATGGTTATGCAACCGAAATGTGAAACACTTGGATATTGCCCTGAGAAATACAGTTGTGGAAGAAAACCGAGAAAGGATTGATTATTATACAGCAGAAACATTATTTAGATATTGAGAGACTTAAACCTAATTATTTAGATGCGTTTTCGGAAGGTGATGAAATTGTAATTCAAGAGAAAATTGATGGAGCGAACTTTTCAATTCGTTACGATGCCGAAAGTGATAACATCAAAGCATTTAGTCGTAGAAAGGAATTGAACGAAACCAACACTCTAAGAGGGGCTTGGAATTGGTCTCAAACACTTGATAAAGAATTAATTAAAACGGTATTGGGGAGTAATCTTATATTGTTTATGGAGTGGCTTGTACCCCATACTGTAAAATATCCTGATGACAAATACCATAAAGCATATTGTTATGATGTGTATGACACCAACATACAACAGTATTTAAAACAAACAGAAACAGAAAAAATTGTAAAAGAACTTAATCTCACATTTGTTCCTGTCTTTTACAGAGGTAGGTTTACGAGTTGGGACGATGTGAAAACTTATATTGGTAAAACACAAATGGGTGGAGAATACGGAGAAGGTGTAGTTGTAAAAAACCAAACAACTTTAAATAATCCAAACACAAGATTACCGTTTTATGTGAAGCTTGTATGTGAACAGTTTTGTGAAACGAAAGGACACAAACAAAGTCATATGGTTGACACAGACGCATTAGCCAAAAAAGCGGAGAATCAGCGTTTAGTAAGCACGGTTGTTACTAAAGCAAGAGTTCGTAAACTTATACATAAAATGGTTGATAATGGAGTTATACCTGAAAATTGGAGCAATACAGAAATGGGAATAATTGCTAAAAATATTGGAAAAGACATTTATTATGATTGTCTTAAAGAAGAAAAAGATGTTGTTGAAATGGTTGGTCACGACTTTGGTAAATTCGCTCACAGTTCCGCAATGAGATTAGCAAGAGAAATTCTGTCAGAAAGGGAACTGAGCATTTAACAGCTTATCAAACGAATGGGATAGATTTTTTGAAAACACATTGAAAACTTATGTTAAATATTTAAAAGGAGAGGTTATTTGAAAGACTGGACAGGAAATAGTAAAAGTGTTCATTCCGTTTTAGGAGCTTCTAACCACTCTCTCAAAGAGAGGGAAACAAATGATTATTATGCCACAGAGCCTAAAGCTGCTGAACTTCTACTTGAAGTAGAAGATTTCGCTCCTGACATTTGGGAATGTGCTTGTGGAGAATGCCATTTGTCTAAAGTGTTTGAGGCTCACGGTTACAATGTTAAGTCAACAGATTTGATTTACCGTGACGGAGGAATGTCTGAAACATTCGATTTTTTAGCAGAATCAAAACCTAATTCGTGGAACGGCAGTATTATTACAAACCCACCTTATAAATATGCTTATGAATTTGTAGAAAAAGCGTTAGATACAGTTACAGAAGGCAACAAAGTGGCAATGTTTCTTAAATTGCAATTTCTTGAGGGTAAGAAACGAAGAAAGTTGTTTGATAACACCCCGCCACAGACAATCTATGTATCAAGCTCAAGACTTTTGTGTGCCAAAAATGGAGATTTTGATAAAATGCGAGCAGATGGTGGTAGCGCTGTAGCTTATGCTTGGTATGTGTGGCAAAAGGGATATAAAGGAAACACAATTGTTAAATGGATTAATTGAGGTGAAACTATGGATGATTATTTACTGTTTTATGTGGTCTGTGCATATATCTACATATTTGGTTTAACACTTAACGCAATGATGTGCAATCATATACGAAAGAATCCAAATAAAAATACAACAAAATTACAAAACATTCAAGATTTTATAGTGCCGATTGTGTGGTACTCTTTAATTATAACATTCGCAAGACTATGTGGTCAAATTATCAGTAAAATTTAAGGAGCAAATATAATATGAAATACATTAAGAAAGCAATGCCGATTGAAGCCTTTCAGTACAAAGGAGACTTCACTATTCCTATATGGGCAATTAAAGCGTATAAAGACGGTTTGCTTTATTTTAAAGATGATGGAAGTTTATATATTCATACACTTAAAGGTGAAATGAAATGTGACTTGAATAGCTACATAGTTCAGGGTGTCAGAGGTGAGATTTATCCTTGTAGACAGGACATCTTTGAGGAAACATATATGGCGGGGGGAGAAAGAAGAAAAAAAAAATTGCTTGTGTTACAGCTATCATCATAATTTCAGTATTGATTGGTGGCTGCGTATCTGGTGAAGCATCAACTAAAACCAGTGATATGTTTGAATACATAGGATTCGATTCAGAAATCAGTTGTAGAATTTTCTATGACACAGAAACAAAAGTTATGTACGCTGTTCTTAATTACAAGTCTATAATTCCACTCGTTGATGAAAATGGTAAGCCAAAACTTTGGAAAAAATAAAATTTAGGATTTAAAAGGAAAGAGGTGAAAGATATGTTTTATATTACTGGAGATTTACATGGTGAATATGGCATACACAAACTGAGTTCTAAACGATTCCCAATAGGCAACAATCTAACACGAGATGATTACCTAATTATTTGTGGTGACTTTGGCTTAGTGTGGAATAATGGAAATTCTGAAATGTATTGGCGAGATTGGCTTAATAACAAACCGTGGACAACCTTGTTTGTAGATGGAAACCACGAAAATTTCCCTTTGCTGAATCGTTATCCTATAACTAAACAGTGGGGTGGAAAGGTACATCAGATTGAAGATAATATTTATCATCTAATGCGTGGACAAGTGTTTGAAATTAACGGCAAAACATTTTTTACAATGGGCGGTGCATCGAGCCACGATATACAGTATCGCACAAAGAATGTTGATTGGTGGGAAGAAGAACTACCCAATGAAGCTGAAATGCAGGAAGGACTGGCAAATCTTGATAAGTATAACTGGAAGGTAGATTGTGTAATTACGCACTGTGCTCCAACCGAATTTATCGCCAGTTGTATCAATATGGGGTACAGTCCGGACACTTTAACCGAATACCTACAGCACATCGATGACAAGTTGGATTATGAACATTGGTATATGGGACATTACCACCTTGATGTTATATTTGGTTCGGATTCAGAAAAGCAAAAGCATATTTTGTATAACTATGTGGATGTGATTGATTAACACGGAAAGGATGACGAATATATGGAAATGGTAATTTGCCTTATGTCACTTTATTTATTGAACGCAAATGGAATTATAGTACCTGATGGATGCTTTATTATTGCATGGAGTTTTTCTATTGTGACTGCGGTAGTAACTTTACTTTCAGCAATTGGTCAAGTAATGAGCGATAAAAAATAATTAAGGAGAACAAATATGGAAATTAAAATTAAATATTTTACAGACATCGAAAAGATTAAACAAATTCCAAACGGAGATTGGGTTGATTTGAGATCAGCCAAAGATATCACACTTAATAAAGGCGAATTTGCCATTATTCCACTCGGAGTAGGAATGAAGTTGCCGTTTGGCTATGAAGCTCACATTGTACCAAGAAGTAGCACTTACAAGAATTATGGCATTATTCAGACAAATCACATGGGAGTGATTGACAACTCTTATTCGGGTGATAACGACCAATGGGGTATGCCCGTAATTGCAATGAGAGATACAACCATACATAAAAACGATAGAATTTGTCAGTTTCGCATCACACAGAAACAGCCTGATTTTGAGTTTACAGAAGTAGAATGTCTTGACACAAAAAGTCGTGGCGGCTTTGGCTCAACAGGCAAGCAGTAAGGAGGAATAACTGTGATTACATATAATGATTTTGAAAGATACCTTGCCAAAATTCAAAGAATCCATGAACTTGAAGATAAGATTTTGAATCTTGGTGATGAGTATAGTGATTTGGTTTTAGAATATGTATCGCCATTTGCATATCATGGTGTAACTATGGAGGATGAGTTGATTGACTGTCTCGAAAAAGGTTTAAACCTTAAGCCTGATGAATACGGTGAGACTTGGATATCGTATTGGGTTTGGGAGACAGATTGTGGTCAAAGAAATACAATTGTAAAAATTGACAATAAAGAAGTAAGCATTGCAGAAATTGCTAACTTATGGAAAGTTATCGAATGGGAAAGGTCGGGAGAATTGAATGAGTAAACAAACGATTGTAGTTAATCTTTATGGTCAGCCTTCCTGTGGTAAATCCACAGGGGCTGCTTATATATTTAGTCAGTTGAAAATGAGGGGTATTGACACGGAACTTGTCACTGAAACGGCTAAAGATATAGTATGGGAGCATAACGATACCGCCTTAACTAACCAATTATATATACTTGGTTTACACTCACAAAGATTTTGGAGACTGAGAAATCAGGTTAGGGTAATTGTAACTGATTCACCAATCCTGTTGACCGAAATTTATAACTCATTTGAAAAGTGTGGTTTTTACCCCTCAAAATCCATTGAAAAGTGTGTAAACGATACAGCCGAAGCATTCAGCTCTCTCTTTGAAAACTTAAATTTTTTTGTTAAGCGTGTTAAAAAATATAATCCAAATGGCAGATTACAAACCGAAATTGAAGCAAATAATATAGGTACACGAATTGAATCAATGCTTATTGAAAAGAATACCCCATATGAAATTATCAAAGGCAACCAAAAGGGGTACGATAAAGCCGTACAACTAATTGTGGATTACATTGACCGAGAGGATAAAATGGATGCTATTAAAGAGGATAGAGAAAGGAACGGATTGAATGTTGTTTGAGGTTTATAAAGACGGACAAGGCAAATTTATGTGTAGCGATACAAGCTGTTTACCAACGGAAAATCAGCTTAAAAGCATGAACAAAGACGGGTATGAATTTAAGTTGAACGGTAAGAAAGCAACGCTAAAAAGCGTATTGAAATTGATTGAAAAGTAAATATAGATAATAACAATTTAATATTAGTTAGGTAGGTGTTCATATGAAACCAATGCTTACTCCAAAGGATATTATGGAAATTTTTGGTGTCAGTAAAAACACTGCATACAAAATGGTTAGACAAAAAGGCTTTCCTTCGATTAAGGTGGGGAATAGGTATGTTGTTAGAGAAAGTTCCCTTGAGAAATGGATTGAAACGAACGAAGGTCGAGAATTTGTTTTACTTGAAAGAAAAATTTGAAATTACAAAAAATTTTACCATAATTTTTTTCAAAAACTCTTGACTTTATTCACTCCATCCGTTATAATAGTCACTGTTGAGTTGAGAACAGACAACATTTTTAAAGTCACAACTGTTGTCAAACTGTTGTCAAATTCAAATTTTGAATTCAAAAAATGTAGTGTTTAAGCCAAAAGTAGGCACTCCGACTAACTGCCTTCTAAGCAGTAGGTCAGGGGTTCGAGTCCCTTTTGGCGCGCCAACCTAACAAATTAGGAAACCCTTGAAAAGTGGCTTAAATAGTGGCTTTTTGAGGGTTTTCTTGTTTTTGTCATTATACATAGCCTCGTTCCAAGCGTGGCAAAAACCTACTTGTTTTACCAAATAGTACCAAGTAATACCAAATAAACTGTTGTCAAAACTGTTGTCAAAATTTCAAAATTCTCTGACAACAGTTTTCAAAACACAAAATCGGAGGTCAATTTATGAAAAACACAAAAAATGACAAAAACACAAATCAACCAGTTCGTACCAGAAGAGACAACGGAGCAGGTTCAATTACCCTACGAAAAGACGGAAGATGGATGGGTTCAATTCAGTACGGATATAAAGCTGACGGTAAACCAAAACGCATTACCGTCTACGGAAAAACACAGCAAGAAGTAAAGAGAAAACTAAGAGAGAAAAGTGAAGAGTTTGTTAAAAACGATGGCAATATCATATTAGCTAAATCAATTAAGGATTGGTTTTCAGAATGGTTGTATAAGGAATTAAAATACACCTTAAAACCGAAAAGTTTTGATGCAAAAGAAAGAACGATCAATAAATTTATTATTCCAAATTTTGGCTATATACAAATTAACCAGTTGACATCTAAAGATGTACAAGCCCTTATAAACAAAATGGTAAAACAGGGGTATTCTTTATCCCAAATAGATAAAGTAAAAACAACAATAGCACAAAAATATCGCTTAGGGATGCAAAATAATGAAGTAACAATAAACCCAGCACTTAATGTGAAATTGCCAGCATCATTGAAAGCTGAGGTGGATACTAAACAGGTTTCAGCATTAAGTGAGGAAGAAGTAAAGAAATTAACCGAGCTGGCGTATAAAACACATCCTAATGGAACAAAAATATACTCCAGAGGAGAATTTATTGTATTTTTGCTCAATACTGGCTTAAGATTTGGAGAGGCAACAGCTTTAACTTGGGATGATGTTGACTTTCAAAACCACACAATTACTGTTAATAAGAGTTATGTTACAGTATTAAATCGGGATAAAAATAATATCAATCCTCGAACCAAAAAACCTTATGCAACTACAATGGTATTGCAACATTCTCCAAAGACAACACGCAGTACAAGAATTATTCCATTAAACAAAGAAGCTCAAAGAGCTTTAAAAGGTTTATGGGATTGCAATAAAAAATACGAGTTGGTATGTGCTAACGAGAATGGAAATCCTAATAGTTCATCTAATTTAAACAGAAGTTTAAAATATATGCTTAAACGGGCGGGTATAAGCACCTCGTACAGTGTTCATTCATTGCGTCACACCTTTGCCACACAGTTATTTCGTAACCATGTGGATATAGAAATAATTAGTCAATTATTAGGACACGCAGACACTACGATAACCTACAACACCTACATTCATATTATTCAGGCGGAAAAAATTGAAGCAGTTGGTTCGTTGGATTTTGTGAAATAAAATACAAAAAAATAGGGGTAACTCAAATCGAGTTACCCCTAAAAATTTAAAAACTATGGGAAAGTCATTAACCCTCTCAATGCAAAACCTAATGGTTTTTGATACCTTATTTTGTTTCATCTCTAAAAACTTCACGCAGAAACTCTGCTCAATTATTAATAATCTTCTTAATCATCCTCTTTGTCTGTTTTATCGTCCTTAACCAAGTGAATCTTATTTGTTCTCTCTCCAAGTTCCAACAACTCTTTAACCGTATATTCACGAAAATGAACCGTCTTTTTGTCTACTATAATTTCTTGATTTTTGTTCTTTTTATGTGACTTCTTCATTTGTGTTACACCTCTGGCATACATTTATTTTTATTTAAATTTAGTAAGTAAGACAAACCTACAATGTCAATATACGATTTTAAATATGTGTTTATGAAAGTTTCAATCTCTATTTCGGTTTCTTTACGACTTTTTGCGTGTTGTCCAAATGGCGTTTTATGTAGACAATCTATTTGTAAAATAAAATCTACACTGCTTTCATCCATTACCGAAACCGCAATACCAATATACTCTTTAATATCAATATTGTGAGTAGGATTTTTATACCATTTGCTATTCTTTGCATTTATTTGATTTTCAGACACAAGGCTTATTCCAACCTTATTGCTTGAAAAAATATAATACGAATAATATTTACTCCTACTTGTGAGAGGTTTAGAACCCTTGCAAGTATCTCTATTTGGACTCCTTCTGCCTGACATTTTTACATGTCTCTCTATTTTGTCTTTAGATGTTTTATTAAACACATACTCAACCGATACTCGTGTGCTACAGTGTAAAACTTCCTTAAACAAGTGCTGTATCTTTTCGCACACAATTTCGCTTGTTTTCTTAAAAATATGAGATTTCCATTGTGGGTTGCTTTTAATTTCTATGTTTATTGTGTTCATTAGCGAATTTTGATTACTCAAAGCTTCGATGGCTATTTGCTGCTTTTTATTTTGATGTTCTTGATATTTTGTACAGACCGCATTAAAAACAATGCCACCAATCAATAACATAAAAGTTAAAACAAACCAAAGATAAATTTGTAAATCAAAAAATATAGGGATTATAATACCTAATACAGACGCAATAATAGCCATCACAGTATTATTTGTCCCTATCGCATAGATGAATTTTAGAAAACTGATGAATCCGCTATTGTCGTTTTTATGTTCTTCTACCCATTTATACATATTATCAGTACCCTTAGCAATTATTTATTATATTATTATAGTAGCACAAATGTTGTAGAAAATCAACGACAACCAGTATTTTTTGGAAGTATATATTAAAAACACATCTTCTCCCAATTTATTATTCGATAGTGGTGAGCGAAAAACATTTTCAAGCCAGTCACTTATTATTCGCTAGTGGTGAGCGAAAAACATTTAAAAGGATTATTTTAATCCCATTTGATTTCATTTTTATTATACTTAGATAATCTATCTAATATCCATTGCTTTTTGTGGTGAGACTGATTGTCAAAATCTTTAACTTTATTTTTATCTACCTCGAAAGACTGACTTATCGGTACTGCAAGCACTGACATTTTTAACATCCTTTCTAAAAAAACGAAATTGGCGTTTATGACCATTGGTACGCCATAAACCAACCCACCTCTTTATCTTCCTCTATGTTGGTCAACCATAGTCTTATCTTCGCTCGCTGTCCAATTATTTTGAGTCGCTGGCATCGTGCTACGACCAAGAATCTAAACCATTTCATCTGTATTCTACAGAAAGGTAGTTGCGTTCGCATTCCTGACATCTAAAGGTAGATGTTACCACTATACAAATCTGCCCAAGTGGGCTGACACTAAATGTCATAATTGCCTGTGAATCCTCAGATTATCACAGGGCGATCACTAATATATTATGCCCCACAAGCTCGAAAAACATTGCAGAAATACCAAGACCGTATACCCTAAAGTATCACAGTACGAACTTATGTGTTATCTTTTGGTCTGTCAGCCAAGTGCCCTTTTAGCATTGGCGATTTTGGTGTCTTTTGCTCGAATACCGTCATTAATAAGATGATAGATAGCATTGATTGTCTTTTCTCCAACAATACCATCAACTGTGACCTTACCTGCTTTCTGTGCTTCTTTTACAGCCTTTAAAGTGCCATCTCCGAAACCGTCCGAGTTGTCAACCTTTGTCTTGATGATACCCATATTATAGAGTGTAATCAACTGTTTCTTGAATGCAAGTATAGCTGTGTTATGTAAACCGTATTTAATCATTTCTTCTTCCTCCGTATCTGTTGTTTTACCACCAAGTTTTGCAGTTACTGTTTTTGCAAGATTGCCAAGACGGTTGTAAAGCCAATCGCCCGGACAGGATTTATTTGCAAACCATCTATGTACAGTTAAAACCATTTCATTCGACTTTGGCGAATAATTTAGCGTCTTGCTCTCATTGCCAAACCAAAGCAGTTTAGTTTTGCCGTTTCGCTTGCAAATGTCAACACATAAGTCAACAAGTTTGTTGTATACTTTGCTATTCATCGTGTACGGTGCGGTTGTGTCACTTGCACATTCAATTGTTACCGCCCTCTGGTCATTTGCATTTGACGAACTACACCAAGAACGATTACCTTCATCAACACAAAGCAATACTCTGCCATCATAACCAATACCATAGTTACAACTTGCATCGCAAGCTGTGTTCATAAAAATATTGCCGAGGGTTTCAACACTGCACTGACCTACAACACAATGCGGAGTAATGCGGTCAATACTGTGTGTGCGTTTACCGCTGTGGTTTGGGCTTAATTTTGTGTAATCAACAAGTTTTGAATTACTCATAATTATTCCTCGCTTTCACAAATAATTTTTTTGTTTTCAAACTTTTTGTATGCGTCAAGATACATTTCGTTTTTATCGCCATTGTATGTGCATTCGTAGTACATACCATCGTGTAATGTTGTGCTAATAAGGCATTTGTGGTTTTGCAAAGTCTTACATGACCACACTACAAAAATGTCAAAAACAGGTGTACCATCTGACTTATCTAAGTGATTTAAAACATACCTGCGTACCTCTGATATTGCAAGTTCAATAAAATTTGCATTTGTCATAATTATTCCTCACCTTCATCTGTTTTAAATTACAAAGCACCCACCTCAATTAAGAGATGAGTGCTAATTTTATGTATTGTATTTAATTACTTAGGCTCACCATAAGTCATAGCCTGTTCACTATCTGATGTACCCTTAGTTGTAGGATCGACCACAACACCAAGCACTGCAAGCAAAGCAAATATGGTATTCACTACCGCCGTAAGGTTGTTGCCAAGTTCACCAAAATCAAGCTCAAACCCAAATACTTTAGCTACTGCCTGAATAAACAGAAGTGCCGCAGGAATAAGTGCAAGCCAAAATGTTTTATTTTTAAATCTTACTGTCCAGTTAATCATATAACCAACTCCTTAAATATTCTTTTCTGGCAAATGTAATGCCAGTTTATATCTATCAGTACAATATGTGTCTCCTCCGAGATTGTGATACTCTTTATACAGGTCAATCAAATTGAGCTTTTGTATCGAGGTGATACTATTTTTTGCAATGCACTTGTCACACAACTCTAAGATACTATTTCTCAAACCTGCCTTCACTGCTTCAGCCAACTTAACCGACATATCCCACTTCTCTGTATCAAGAGAAATGTGAGACTCTAACATTTCTTCAATTTTGTTCAGTTTCTCTATTGTGTCATTAGTGTTGTTTGTATTTCGCACCCAACCGATTATTTTACGGCGTAGAGGAGTGACGATAGCAGTCAACACTGTTAATATAGCAGTAGCACAACCAAAGCATACACTAATAGTCTTAATGATTTCAATTATTTCATTACTCATTCAATCACCACATTGGTTATTACTCCTTTGTTTGTATTATTTTTTCAAGCGCTGCAACTCTTGCCTCAAGATTGCCTTTTAAGACTTTATTGCGATTAGCAAGAGATACAGTGCATTGCATATCAATTGTTTTGTTCGCTGCAAGCTTAACTCGTAAATATGTAATAGGTTTAGTTACACCGTCTACAATCAATGACTTGGAAGCCTTATTCAACGCTAACTCCAGAGATGTATCAATTATGTTATAAGACGAATCTGCGAAAGTAATTGTCACATCTGATGAAACTGGTGTAATATTATCTATATAGAAATTATATGTACCGCCTTTCAATTCCAATGAATCAAGCTTAACATAGACGAAAGACTTGCCACTTGTGTATGCTGTATCGCATTTAATACTCAATGTATTGTCTGTTGCTACGACACTAAAGTGAGTATTGGTTTTGCTTGTATATGTACCATTAGTACACGATAAAATATTTGGAGCATCCTCTAACACATCTGATACATTAGCTTTTGGCGCACCAAAGTCGCTATCTAACAAGTCATACATTCTAAACAATTTATTATAATCGTCTGTAAGATTATTGGTGTACAGCATATGATTAGGCTTAATATATGTTGTTGAACCAATATCGAGAGTGTTACCACTATTCGTTAAACCAAAGTATTGATTATTTGCAGTTTGTACCTCGTTTTCAGTTGTACCATACTTATAATTAACATCAGATAAAGATAATTTATTAATTGCCGAAATCATACTTGCATCAAACATAATTGCAGATGCACCACGATAATGTCCTATTTGACAATCGTCAAAAATGATAGACTGATACTGATAAGTCAATCCTGCTGCATACCCTGATCTTAACGGACTTGTCACATTTTCAATTGTGCAATGTCGTACAATAACACTACACGGTTCATTGGTATAATATGTACCTGTTACAGACAGTCTCTGATTAAGCACAATGCCATTGCCAGTGTATTTGTCTCCATGCGTAGATGTTTCAGTTTTATCTGCTCCATAAAGTTTACAGTTGTCAATATAATTAGTGCCGTTATCCCAATCAAGAGTTACACAACTTGCATACTTATTGTGTATTGTTGAGTCTCTAAGTGTCATCTTACCGTATTGTGCTTCAATTGCCGCACCCCAACCATCAATATCAATGTAACAATTGTCAATGTTGGTATATCTTGTACTTACTTTAATGCCTCTTTTTGCACAGTCAGTAATTGTGCAGTTGGATACAGTAATATAACTATCACCACTACAGTCAGCAGAAGGTCTTTGAATTAAATAAATACCATCTCCATCAGGCTCTTTGTTGCCAACTTTGTATCCATTAATATTGCTGATTTGAGAGTTGCTGATATATCCGTGTTGACTAAACTCACCATTAACATTTGACACTCCTATACCGACTGCATGAATAAATGTATCCTCAGATACAGTACCAGCCTTAATGTCAGATACAATAACATTATTGATATTAAACTGAGAACAATCTCTAATTAAATTAATGCCAGCAGCAAATGAAGATGCTTTGTTTCCTGCACCTTTAATGGTTGCATTGGTGATATTATTGTTTTGGCAACCAACTAATGTAATACACTGAGACACTTTGTGCTGTCCATCAAAGCAACCCCCGATAATTGTTAAGTTATTACAATTAGTAAACTTAAAAAACGAACCTTGCACAGTCGTTTCAGCAGCGTCTGTCGAATTAGTAGCTTGATTGTAAAATACAAAATTAGCATTATCACAAATAATGGTCAAGTCATCAATATTAGATAAAGCAATACCATTACACTTATAAGTACCTGCTGGAAAATAAAGACATCTTTTGCTTAGCAAAGCTGTCGGTATTTTCGATAAGCTTGTCACTACTCCTGAATTGCTAACACCATACGCAGTTGAACTCAATAGTGACAAATTATTGTTACTCCAAAAATTATTTAGGAGGTATTGAATGCTTGGATAATTCTTAGCTGCATCCGTAATATCAGAGTTCTCCAAAATCTTCAAATCCTTGTTTTCAGGATTGATGTTAGAATATTTGGATATCAAGGTTAATAATGCACTAAACTGTTCACTGGCTTCAATTGCACGACCACTGGTTGACTTGCTAATAGTGAGATTAATACCGCTAATTTTCAAAACTTTGTTATCAATAGTGATATTAAGTTCACCTTCACCCATACCTGCATAAGCAGTCATAGAGGGCTTAACTTCAAACTCAACAACGCCTCGTTTAGCATCTATAATTGTTGCGTCAACAATTTCTTCAGAACCACGAGGGAGAGTTATTGTGTATGTAACTGCCGAACCAGTTAAGTCGATTGCTCCCTTATCATCCACGACCATAAGGCGAGGATATTTGATACCACCCTCGCCTTGTGTCACAGTAAAAAACTTGTTGTTGTCTTTCCAAGCGTGTACTGTATATATTTTATTGTAGGTTTTCATTATTTTCCTCCTTATCACTTCGTTAATATATACATTGTATTTTCATAAATAGAAATATTACTTGTACACTATAACGAATAATTTGGCTTTAAAACTCCTTTTAAAACTCTTCAAATTCGCTATCATCCCATCCTGTTGCTGTTTTGCTCTCAGTGCCTATATATACATAGCGTTTACCATTGTATGTATAATAGGCATTAGGGATAAGCATAATGCCCTTCGCAAATTCAAATGGATTATCAGCAACACCAACAGGATGCTCTTGTTCAACATATGTCTGGCTGACGAGTGTTTCACCGACATAATACTCAACCCAATTATAGCCGAGTTTATCTGATTGCGTGATTTTCTGTGATAAACCACCGAGTTTTTCAATCTTAACAGCCGTAGTATGGTCAGCTACAATCTTATCAACTAACGCATTATAATCACTCATTGTATACCTCCTCAATTTTAATTAATACCTTTTGTGCCGTGCCTTCTTTGGCAATGATATCCGCCATATCTGACACACACTCATCAGGTAGGTTTTCAGGCTTTGTAATTCGCCACTCGCTGAATGTATATAATGTTTTACCATCATCATCTGTTGATATCGAGATGTTGACGGGTATATAAATCACATCGCCATCACGATGAGGGATAGGCGAATCATATGATGTTCTTTCGCTAATTTCATAATTACCATTTTCAATCATCTTTTTCACTTCCTTGTGTATAACCTTATTTTTTAGTAGATTGATTTTTTGTAAGTAGGGTTTAGATATTTGTTTATAATTGGTACACCATTTTGAGTGAGATGACCAAGAATTAAATGAAGCAAGTAACGCCGATAATGGCATTTTGTTACACAACACTAAATTACACATTCGATTGAATTTGCGTGCATATGCTCGTCTTTTATCATTCCTTTTCTTAACTATAACCCATTTTGATTGAATATTATATTTAAAAATAAACCCACAAAAAGGTAAGCCGTTTTTTAATGGAATAATCTGGCTCTTAGGATTAAGTTGTAAGTCAAGAGTGTTTAAATATTCAACAATTAGCTCACTATATACGATAGCAGTATTTTTATCCTCACACAAGAAATAAAAATCATCAGCATATCTACCATAATACTGAATGCCTATGTCATATTTTACAAACCTATCCAAACCCTCTAAGTAAATATTAGAGGCAATAGTATTAATCTGATTACCTAAAGGTAGTCCAATATCTCCTTTTGTGCTATTAGTAAATACTTCAATTAACCACCACAATGATTTATCAAAATAATACTCCATTTGGTCGATTGACTTTTGATGATTAATGTTATAATAAAACTTAGAAATATCGCCTTTAAAAATATAACCTTCGGGGCACTTTTTACCAAACTCTTTTAATTGTTGGATTGTTCTACGATATGCAAATGAAGTTCCTTTACCTCGTTGTCCCGCATAGTTATCTTTAATGCAAATATATGGCAAATGCTGATTTAAAATATTTGTCGCATAATAAATGTTGCACGATTTTATCCCTAAATGAGCAGGCTTGTATAATTCTTTCTTTTGGTTCTTTGACTGTAAATTCAGTATATTTACCAACTTTATAAGTTTGATTTTTTAATTCTTGCTGTATTTGAGCTAAATTCTGCACAGCTTGTAACCTAAAATACATAGCTGATTGTTTATAAGATCGATTATTTTGAGCTTTTTTAAAAGCTTTATATAAGTATTCAAAATTTAAAAAATTGTCAATGCTTTGCATTAATTTATCCTTTCGGATGGGTTATCGTTTCTTTTGACTGATGACGCTCTGTTTTCGTTATAACACTACTCATTCTCACATTTCATCTAAACGGGCGAACCGAATTGTTGTTGTTGGCGTTGTTGTTGTTCAAGCCTCCAGTCGAGTTGAAGTAACGCATTAATAAACGATAACCCCTAACACTATTTAATGTGTTTGTTTGTATATGTTTGCCAATTTATTAATTGACTCTGAATTTTTGACACCTTAGCAGACCAAAATTCAATGTTACATTGAGGGTGCAACACTTCATAAATCATTCTCAAGTAAAATAATACTTGATTGCACCGTGCAATTGCTTGTTTTATGTATTTAATTCTGTCTTTACCCGAATTGCTGTTTGCAAACACGATGTTGTCATATAAATCGAATGTATTAGTTAGCAGTCTGTCAACCAATGTAAACCTATACTTCTTAGGAAAATTGTTTAAATTATTGGTTAATTTTAATGTATATGAGCATAAACTCTCTGCATCTATCTGCACTTTAATTTTATTATTGCTAATATTAATCTGTCTCCTTATAATGTCAAGTTAGCTGACTATCGTCAGCAAGAACATATGCACTGTCGCTATCACTCCATTGCATATAAGTTGAAGTCGAAAGTTGACTAAACGGGCGAACCGAATTGTTGCCGTTGCTGGCGCCGCCGTAGTAGTTGTACAAGTCTCCAGT